TCGTCACGGCGGGCCGTCGCAGCCTTGCGGAGTTCACGCTCCCAGGCCGCAGCGGTGGAGTTCAGATCCACCTCGCTCCGGATACCGCCGTTCTCGTTTGCGGTCTCAGCCCAGGTGAACGGCAGGTTCACGAGGGCCTGCCAGTTGGCGAGCGGGATCACACCGGACTCCATCGTGTCCGTGAATCCTGCGCTCTGGCAGTCGACGACAACGTGATAGGCGAGCCGGTCGCCCTCCGCGTGAAAGTCCAGGGCCGCAAACCAATCATCGTTGCCGATCGTGTAGCCCAGGTGCCCGAGGGCATCGAGGTGCTTCAGGAGAGCGGAATCGCTGAGGGTGGTGCGCTTTGACATGGTCTTACATCCTTCTGGGGTTGCACTACTGCAGGGTGAAGCGGGCGCTTCGTGTGAGGCAGGTCGCACGCACTGCCTCAAGGCGAAACGTCAGGCATCCTCGTCGATGATGGTTGCAGTGAAGGGCGCGTCGTCGTCGTCACCGCTCCACTCGTCGCCCTGATCCTCGAGGTTCGAGAGCGCGGCGCGCAACTCTTCGACCTGCTCGGATGACAGTTGCAGGGGGATCTCAACCGGATAGGTAATGCCGTCGGGCGTGGCTGCGATCAGCCAGTCCATCACGGCTTCCTGATCGTCGCCGACCGGGCACGGGTTGGTGCCTTCGTCGGTGGATACCTCGATCATGCCTTCCAGCATGCTCTGGATGGCCCAGGATTCCTGAGCCGATGCGAGCCGAAGCTTCATTGTCGGGGATCCTCTCAGAGTGCGCCGGCAGGAGAGGCGGGGTCCGTGATCGCCTCGACAATAGCGTTGCGCATCTCGTTCCAGTCGTCGGTCTCGAGGAGCACGCCACCATCAACCGGCTGGCCTGCCTCGTCGACCATCATGAGCAGGAAGCGCTTGAACTCCGGCAGTTCACGCTCGTCTCGCTCCGGGTGATCGATGAACAGACGCAGTGAGCAGGAAGCGTTGAGGAACGACGGGCAGGTATCGTTGTGCCAGGAGATGTCGTCGAAGCCCGCGGGGACGTCGTCGGGGATGGCATAGGCCTCGCCGAAAACTTGCTTCCACAGCGGGGTAGCAGCGGGGAGGGGGAGGAGGGGCATGTCGATTCCTTTCAGGCGGAGCAGCACAATCGCCACATCCGGAGTGCTACCGGAGAATGAATTCCCCATCAAGGGGGGCTGAGCGTTTTTGTGATCGCGCACGCGCAGCCCCTCTCCGATTTTGTTAGATCCCGTAGTGCCGGAACCGCTGCGCCATCGTGTAAGCGTCGGTCTCGCGACGTCCGTCGACCGCATAGCGGAGGGAGCCGGTGCGGGTGCGACGCACCGCTACAGCGTGTCCCCGCTCGCGCAGGATCTGCACAGTCAGCCGCGGGCCCGGGGGCATGTGGTGCTCTGCATCGTGACTCGTTCTCATCGTGTGCGCTCCTCAATCTGGGATGATGCCCCTACAGGGGCCAGGACGCAGGGGAGCTGCGCCTGCGCGATTGCGCCTGCGTGCCCCTACGGGGGGATGGTTCGATTGTGTGCGGCGCCGCTACACCGGGCGCCGCTACAGCTGGGGCCCTCAGGCGCCTGTCGGGTTGCCTTCGAAGTCTCGCCGCATGGTGTGGCCGGTTACCTCGAGGTGGATGGTCAGCGCTTCCTGCGCCTGCTCCTGCGTGAACCCATAGAATTCATACACGAGGCGTCGACCGTCGACCGTCGCGCGGACCCTGGCGGGTTCACCTCGAGGCTTGCGGGAGCGCAGGACAAACCTGCGCCCGCGGCACTCAAAGCATGCGCCACGATCGTAGCGCCCAGTGCCGCCGCAGCGGGGGCAGCACACGTTGAATCGTCTCGACATGGTGGAGCCTCTCAAGCCTGGCGCCGGTCCCGCTCTGCGGCCATGGCGCGGCCAGTGCCCAGAGCATCCTCGAGGTCGGGAGTATAGGAGGCAGTCGCCTCGTCCCCCCCTCGATAGTTCACGCGGAATTCGCCTGCGGAATCCCTCTTGCGGATGACGATCTCGAGAGTCGCTAGCTCACGATGAACCGCGGCAAACGTCAGGCGATCGACTCCAATCAGGCAGTAGGAATCGAGCCACACCGGGCCCAGGTTGTTGCGGATTGCGCGCAGGGTAGGGCCCTCGGGCTCATAATCGTCTCGTCCGTTCATCCATCGGCACACGAGGTCTGTGCGCCAGGTGCGGCCGTAGCGGGCGGCAAAGGTCTTTAGAGCCTCCACCATATCGGGAGTCGGTTGCTTCATTGTCCTACCTTTCAGGCGGCACGATCGCCGCGCGGGGATGATGCGGGCATGCGCCAGCATCCAGAGCAATTGCTCTGCCGATGCGCTCCACCAGGAGCGCACTACAGGGCAACGGGAGGCTTGGCGCCTCCGCCGCGGGGGGGGATTAGCTAGCGTCGGATTCGGGAACGTATGGCCGCATATGCAAGCGACCATCGATCTCGAGGAACTCCACGAAATACCGAGTCCCGGGCATACCTGCGTCCGGACCAAACATGCCTTGCAGGGTAGGAGTCAGGACGTTTGCGCCCTCGTCCAGGAGCACGTTGACGGCAATCTTTGCAAACCTGGCGATTAGCTCGCGTCCGTTCACCATAACGGGAGTCTCGCCGAGCGGAATCCCGGGAGTCTTTTTGCGATCCGGGAGCATGAGAATCGCCTTTTTGCCGCTGTGCATTGCTTTCGCGCGGAATTGCATTGGTCGTCCTTTCGAGTGGCACAATCGCCATGGGGAGGGATGAGCGGCGCCGCGGGGGGACTCCCAGCGTCGCCACTACGGGGGGAGGGATTAGGCTTTGCTGGTCGTTACCTTGCCACGCCAGCCAGCCAGCATGCGCGCAACTTGCAAAGCCTCTTTTCGTGAGTCGAGGCGCCCAATGTGGGCGGATTGATCGACTCTCGAGACAATCCAAACCTTGCCTGACTTGGCTACGTGGTAATGCGGTTGACTCATCGTTTAAGCCTCATGATGCGGCACGCGTGCCGCGGTTGATGGGAGCACACGCCAGGCCTGGCACACACGCCAGGAGCGGCACACGCCAGGAGCACACGCCAGGCCTCGAGCCTCTCGAGCGAGCGGCACACGCCAGGCCTGGCCAGGAGCGAGCGCTAGCGCGGCACGCCAACGCCAGGAGCGGCACACGCCAGGAGCGGCACACGCTCGAGCCTCTCGAGGCCTGGCACGCACGCCAGGAGCGAGCGCTAGAGCCTCGAGGCTTGGAACGCTCGAGCACACACGCCAGGCCTGGCACGCTCGAGCCTCTCGAGCGAGCGGCACGCCAGGAGCGAGCGCTAGAACGGAACAACGCCAGGAGCGGCACATTGCCAGGAGCACACACGCTCGAGCGCTCGAGCGGCACACGCCAACGCCAGGAGCGCTAAACGCCAGGAGCGAGCGCTAGAGCGAGCGGCACGCCAGGAGCGGCACACACGCTCGAGCACACACGCCAGGAGCGAGCGCTAGAGCGCAAACAAGCCAATAGCGCTAGCGAACAACGCCAACGCTATTAGCTCTCCGGTTGCCTCGAGGATAAAGCGCAACATGGGGAATCCTTTCGCATGAATGGCACGACTGCCAGGAGCGGCACACACGCGAGCATGTGGCCATTGCTGTAGCGCTCGCATTGGAACGCTACAGAATATGGCCACACGCGTTAGCGGTATTCGAGAATGGATCCGTTGAAATAGATACGCACACGCTCGAGCGTTTCCGGATTGAACAAAAAGACATATTCGCCAGGAAACGTCTTTTGGACCGTATAGCCTCGAGAACGATACAGCGCGGTAACTTGGTCAATCTTTGGCATGGGATTCGCCTTTCGCGCGGTTCAGTAGGGGAATTGATCGTTTAGGAAACGCACCTTGCCTTCAAAAATCGCGATTAGAGTCACGCTCGAGGATTCTTCTGGCGTTGGCGTTTCCCCTAGATCTTCTGCAATCGCGAGCGCTAAAGCCTCTCGAGGATTCGAGGCCTCGACAGTTGCGCAATATCCAGCTGGGGAATCGTGCCAAGGTGCGGAATGGATAACGGTATAGGTGCGCATTGGATTCGCCTTTCGGTTACCTGGCACAATCGCCAGGAGCGGCACACGCTCGCGTGTGGCCATTGCTGCAGCGCTCGCTATGGAACGCTGCAGAATATGGCCACACGTTATCCGACAACGAATCCGGATTGATCTGTAATCGCCTTGCCTTTGGCATAGAGCGCAACAACCGCCGCTTGCGGATCCAAATGGCGCACGTCCGTATCATCGCCGTCAACGACTGGCATGCCCATAAACGTCTCTCCGGACGTGAGATAATGCTCAACCGCGGCACGCGAGCGGAAAACAACCGCAATGCGCATGTGCTTTTCAATCGCCCTACGGACGAAAGGAGCGAATTGCGGCACGCCAGAATAGCTAAAGGTTAGATCATAGTTCGCTGGCACGTTACGATTAGGAATCTTTGTGTAATCGTAAAACTGGATATCGGCATGCGCTTGCGGCACACCATAGCGCTCCCAAAGGATATCGGTTGTTCCGTTCAAGCGAACTAGCAGAATGAAGCCTTGCCTCTCCGCTTGTGCTTTCGCGAGTCTAATTTCCTTGTGCAATTGCTTTAGGAAACGCTCGCGATACTGGATCCAATAGAGCGCTTTCCGCAAGCGTGCCATTTGATTGACGTCAAACGTGCCACGTCCGGAAAGGTTTAGGCATGGATCCGCACAACGTGCCAGGAGCGCTAGAGCGCAAAGATTCTGGCCACTAATGGCATGCGGCGCCATATACAGAATCGCCGTCATGAATCCGATTTTTTCGCCTTTGATAGTCTTAGCGTCGGATTCGATCCGGATTAGCCTCTCCGGAAACTTGGCGAACAAGTGACACCAATTCTCCTCAATATCTTTCCGCAACTCCGGATCAAGCTTGGAAAGATCGAAGATAATATCAGCGGCGGTATAAACCTTTTTCGCCTTTGGCGCTTTCGCCTTGTTCGCCTTAGGAGCGGTTGCTTTTGTTGCTTTACGTGTGGCCATTGCTTGGAATCCTTTTTGGAGCGGCACGATTGCCAGGAGCGAGAGAGGGAAACGCCAGGATTAGGCGAACGCGATAAGCGACAAGGCGCCAATGAACGCCAGGCCGAACAAGTTGAACGAAACGAACGGGATTAGATCATGCATCGGCTTAGATCCTCTTAGGTGCGGCACGACTGCCAGGAGCGAGCGACTCGCGTCGCCCGCAATTTGTGTAGGGGAATCCGTTCCCCGCTGCAAGCGGCACGTTCCCCAAAATCGCATTATGCAGCCCCTAGCAGGTTTCCCCGCTAGAGCCTCGAGCGCTTTGCAGCTGTAACGCTCGAGCCTCGAGCCTCTCGAGCGGCACGCCAGGAGCGGCACGCCAGGAGCGAGCGGCACGCCAGGAGCGAGCGGCACGCCAGGAGCACACACGCTCTAATGTGCCAGGCCTCGAGCGCTTTGCAGCTGTAGCGCTAGAGCGTGCCAGGAGCGGCACACGCCAAGCCTCGAGCCTCTCGAGCGTTGCAAGCCTCATGTGCTCGAGCATTGCCAGGCCTCGAGCCTCTCGAGCCTCTCGAGCATTGCCAGGCCTCGAGCGTGCCAGGCCTCGAGCGGCACGCCAGGAGCGAGCGTGCCAGGCCTCGAGCCGATGCCAACGTCGTTGACGTTAGGGGATACCGGGTGACGTTAAGGAATGACGTTGGGGAAACCGCGACCGCGCCGGGGGTCAGGAATCGCGGACGTGGGGTAAAAAAACCCCATGAGAGGCATTTTTGAGGGGTTTACCTCGGGGAAGCCTTTCTCCATCATGGCCCCGAATCGAGCACCTGGGGGCTATGGGCGTCGTGCGTCTTACCCAAATCGACGGGAAACTGCCGAACCTGGCCCTGATGCGCCTCTCAGCCTTCCATCGGGCCCGGGGAGACGAGATCCGCTTCACCAGGTCGGTGTATCGGCATCTCGACGAGCCATCCTACGACGCCGTCTATGGCAGTGCCATCTTCCAGTTCTCCTCCGATCGGGTGGAGCGGCTGCGTGCGGAATTCCCGGATGCGATCATCGGGGGCACGGGCACGAGATCGGCGTTCACGGTCGAGCAGCTCCCGGGCTTTGCGGAGAGCGGCTTCGACTACTCGCTCTATCCCGGCTTTGAGGCGAGCATCGGCTTCTCGCAGCGCGGCTGCCGGCTCAGTTGCAAGTTCTGCGTGGTCCCCTGGAAGGAGGGTAAGCCTCGGGCCGAGGCGACGATCGCGCAGATCTGGCGTGGCGAACCGCACCCGAAGCACATCCATCTCTTGGACAACGACTTCTTCGGTGCGCCTGGCTGGCAGGACCGCATCGAGGAGATCCGTGCGGGCGGCTACAAGGTCTGCTTCAACCAGGGCATCAACGTCCGGAAGATCGACGAGGAGGTCGCTGCGGCGCTGGCGCGCATTGAGTATCGCGACGACCAGTTCCGCAGGCGGAGGCTCTACTGCGCGTGGGACAACCTCAAGGATGAGGAGACGTTCTTCCGGGGCGTCGACATCCTCGAGGCGCATGGCATCCCGCCGCGCCATCTCATGGCATTCATGCTCATTGGCTTCGCGAAGGGCGAGACGTGGGAGCGCATCCACTATCGCTTCCGGCGCATGACGGAGAGGGGAATCCTCCCTTATCCGATGGTCTTTGACATCCGAGCCACGGATCCTGAGCGCTACCGCCGGCTGAAGGCGTTCCAGCGCTGGGTGAACACAGGTCTCTATCGGGCGGGGATTCCGTTCGAGGAGTACGACGTCAACCGCAGGCGCGGTGACGGCCCTGACGAGCGGCAGGGTAATCTTTTCCGCTTCAACTACTGACAGGTGAGGACCAGGAATGCTTGCTGCGCAGGAGAACCAGCCGTCGGATATGGCGACGGGGATCGCCGAGATCCTGAGACCGAAAGTCGAGACCATCCGCTCGAAATCCGAGGCCAAGCCCGCGGAGGCCAAACAGTCGCCTTTGCTGTCGGCTATCCACGACGAAGACCAGCCCATGGGCGAGTCCGTCAAGCGGCTGTTGGAGGCGATGGAGACGTTGCCCCGCCTGGAGCGCGAACTGGCGTCGCTGCTCGAGATGGTCGCGGGCTCGCCGGAACGGCACGAGGTCATTCATGTCGGGATCCCGCAGCACGGGGAATTGCCGGTCAACGTGCCGGTGATGGAGCTCATCCGTGCCAAGCGCAACGAGATCGCGGCGTTGATGAGCCGTGTGGATGATCACCACCGCGAACTGTGTGCCGCGGCCGATCGGCTCTACATCTTCGACCCCAATGCTCCGGCGAGGGCTGGGCGGCGCAATGGCTGAGAAACTGCAACTCGTCTGCGACCGCTGCGGCGAGGAGTCGGAACTGTTCGACTCCAAGGATGACAGCGCGCGTCCGTGGGACCGCTTCCACCAGGTTTCCATCGACACGAGCGATCTTCCCAACCACGCGCCACTCTACGGCTTCGATCCCCACGGCTGTCAGGTCTACCTGCTCTGTGGGGGATGTGTGGCCGATGTTCTCGGGACATTCCGTGTGGCCCTACGCAGGACAGCCCATGCCTGAGCCTCGCTTCACGCCTGCCGAGCTCGCCAAGTGTGCGCGGCGCGAGCTCGGTTGGCGGCACCGGGTTTACCCGCGCCGCGTCTCTCACGGCGGTCGCCTCGATGCTCAGACGGCCCAGCGCGAGATCGCGATGATGGAAGCCATTGCAGAGCATTTCGAGAGGCTCGCGGCCGAGGAGCGTCGCACAGGCGACCTGTTCGGCGAGATCGAGCCGGCCCAAGGCCCCGGCGATCTGCCGGCGGCGCGCTCATTCATGGACTAGCGATGAGGAAGCGCTCAAAGGAACGCGTCGTCGATCACCAGCGCGCCCAGGAGATCATCCGGCGCGCGATGATCAAGGCTTTGCACGAGTGCGCGGACCCGAACGATCCCGCGGCCTTCATCGTGATCGTCTCAGCCTGTCTCTCGTCCGTGGTCGCCGCGTCGATCTCGGCCGAGTACGTCCGCGATCCCGCAAGGCGCGAGCAGGTCGTCTCGAGCATCACCGCTCAGATGGCTGACATGCTGCGGCTCGAGCTCGATCGGCGGCTGCAGGCTGAGCTCGCCAGGAGTACACACTGATGGGATTCCTGAACTACAACGAAGCCCCCGAAGAAACCGTCCAGGTCACCGGGCAAGCGTCGCTCGAGGACGAGGGTAATGGCTGGGAGTGGGCGATCGTCGAGATCTTCGGTCACCGGAAGCACGCTGGCCGCACGCGTGAGGAGGAGCGCTTCGGCACCAAGATGCTGCGGATAGATGTGCCGAACAAGGGGGATCCGGCCACCCATGGCTGGACGACGCACTACTACGGCGGCAGCGCGATCTTCTCTTACTCGCTGACGGACGAGTCCTCGGCGATGCGCGCGAACAAGCCGTATGAGCCTCCCGCGCGCTATTCGCTTCCAGCCCCTGACGACGATGACGAGAGAGAGCTTATCGATGAAGACGACCGACCTTTCTGAAGCAGTTGATAAGACCGTATCGATCAAGCCGTCGCCTTGCCCGTGGTGTGGCGTGGTTCAGGACATGGCGAGCGGCGCCGGCCACCAGAAGACGCCGGAGCCCGAGGACGTCAGCCTTTGCATCGACTGCGGAGAATGGACGGTCTTTACCGAGACGCTCGGACTGCGGAAGCCGACCGACAACGAGTTCATCGAGATCGGCCAGAGGACGGATTGCCGCCTGCTCAGGATGGTCTGGACGAAGGTCGATGCACAGCGGCGGCAAGGCAATGAGCGACAAGCCTGACCTCGTGGAGCGGTTGCGCGAGGAGGCGGATCTGTGCCGCGCTGAGACAGCCACCGACGTCGCCGAGCTGCTCGACGAGGCCGCTGACCAAATCGAGAACATCCGGGGCCACGCATTCCACCAAGAGCGTCGGGCCGAGGAGTTCGACAAGGGGCTTGATATCGCGACTGCCGACTACCGGTCGCTCAGTGCCGAAACCGAGCGCCTGCGAACTGCAATCGAGCATGCTTATGGCGCGCTCTGGCGGGACACGCGAAGCAGCCCGATCGCCAGCGAGGCCCGCAAGATCCTGCTCGCGGTCCTCGACCGGGAGGGTCAGCGGCGCGGCGCCCAGTGGGCGCAAGATCGCTTCGGCCCCGTGAGGAAGTGGCCCTAATGGCTCTGACGCTCTACGAATACCGGGCAGTCATCGTCTCCGTGTATGACGGCGATACCGTGCGGGCTGACATCGACTGCGGCTTCGGGATCTGGAAGCGCAACGAGCCCTTGAGGTTGTATGGCATCGACACGCCGGAGATCCGCGGTGCCGAGCGTGAGCAGGGACTGCTCGCCCGGGACGCGCTCGCGCGGCGGATCCTCCAGCGCGAGGTTGAGCTCCGCACCATCAAGCCATCCACGAAGACGCTCCCGGCCCAAGAGGTGCGCGATAAGTACGGACGATACCTGGCCGTCATCTGGGACGCGCAGGGCAATGTTAACGAATGGCTGGTGGAGCAGGGCTTCGCGGCGCCGTATGTCGTGTGAAAGCGGAGTGCAATGAGTCCTCTCATCTCGGTCGGTTTGGCGACCTTGCTCAATCTCTGGTGCTTCGTGCATCTCGGGGGCCTGATCAACTTCTGCGCGGCGATCATCGTCACCGCGATCTTCATCTCCAAGGCTGAGAGCCTGCAGTGAGCAGCATCGTCGAGGAGGCCCAGCGGCTCCGGCGCATTGCGGAAGCGGGCCCGATCGGCAAGAGGCATTCCAGCTTCGCCCTGTATGAGCTTTTGGGACACTGCATGCGGCTCGCCGAGCGATGCCGTGATCCGAGCGAGTTCGCGGAGCTGCAGCGGCTCTTCCTCGATCAACCGCGATCTGGGAATCGACGCTATATCGAGAACGGCAGCGATGAGTTCACCCTGGTCTGCAGGTTCGTGTTTGCCGACCTGCGCAGCGGGACGGAGCGCTCCAACGCGTCGAGGTACGCTCACTGCCTGCGCGAGGCCGCGAAGCGGCAGATCGGAAGTGCGACGCTGGTGGAGTTCCTCAAAGAGGAGGGCGGCATCAACGCCCTGTTCCTCGGTCGCCCGCTCTCGCGACAGACGGTGACGACCAAGACGCTGCGGCTCACCGAGCCGATCACCGTGGGCAAGGGTGTGAAGTTCACCGTCACCCTGATCCGCAATCCCGACAACACCTATTCCGTGATCGAGGGGCCCTGATGCCGTATTTCCGCAAAGTCGTGATGTTCGCGGACGGCGCCAAAGGCGCGGCCAAGCAAGTTTACGGCATCTGGTGGGGAGCTAAAGACAAAGCGGAGATCGACACCGGAATCACCGAGATGTGGAGCCGCAAGGACCGGCGGGATCCGGGGATCACGACCTATGCGCGCGGCGAGAAGGTCGGCGCCGCCAAGGATCTGGTAAACGAGTGGGCGGCGGAAAACGGCAAGGAGCCCCTATGAGGGCCAAGGAATGGCAGCCGATGGAGATGGCGGTGTGTATTGGCTTCGATGCCCTCAGAATAGCGACGGGCCGGAAGCCGAAGCATTTCACCGTTGCTGAAGTTCTACGCTGGCTGACACTTGCCGCCGAGCGGGTGTGAGGGCGGAGGGCGTGACGTCCTCACGGGAGAAGTAAAAATGCTGCACGGGGCGCACGCTCACCCACATCATCCACTACATCACATATGGCTCATAATAATGGACGAAGAAAGCGCCGAGATCGACGCTTGGATTGCTTCGATTTTATTGGCGGAGGGCGTGGAACCCCAACCCTCCGATTTCTGAGCCTGACGGAGCCCCTGCGACCGATTGAATCGGCTGGTGGGGAATCCTTGAATCAAATCAAGGGGATTCGTGCATCTGTGCAATGCCGAAGCGCAGGCCTCGGCCTGCCGCATTGCAATTTTGCAGTTGACTCGTTTGTGCAGGTTGTGATTCGCTTTTCGGCACAGGTGAGAATCCGCAATCTGAATGCCCAAGGTACTGGGGAAGAAGCCCCCCAGAGCGCGCCTCACCCGCTCCTCCAAGCCGTTCCGCACCCCGCCTACCGAACGAGGCTATGACGCCCGCTGGACCCGCTATTCGAAGCGCTACCGGCAGCGAAACCCGTTCTGTGTGCGGTGCCTGGAGAACGGGCGCACGACGCTGATCGTCGAGGGTGCTACGGGCGTGGTCGATCACAAGCGGCCGATCACCGAGGGGGGCGCGATGTGGGACGAGCTCAACCACTGGGGCCTGTGTACCTACCACCACTCCGGTTGGAAGGCGCAGCTCGAGCGCTATGCGCGTGAGACCGGGCAGATGGATCGCATCATCGCCTGGTGTGATGACCCGACGCAGAGACCGAAGTTTCGAGGGGACACGAGTTGAGAACATGCTGACCACGATCCTGCTTGTCATCCTCATTCTGATCCTGATCGGCGCGCTCCCGACGTGGAATTACAGCCGCTCTTGGGGCTACGGCCCGTCAGGCATCATCCTCGTGGTGTTCGTTCTTCTCCTCATCTTCGCGGTGACCGGACACTTCTGACCCATGACGCGCGGCGTTGAACCCGATCCACGCCGGCTTGGTCGCCGGCCGGCGTTTGATGATCGTGATCGCCGCTTTGCGCTGCAGCGCGTCTCGGTTCCTCCGACGCGGACCAGCAAGTATTGGCTGTGTAGGGGAGGGCCGCTCGATCAGGGCTACACCAGCCAGTGTGTTGCGTATGCTGGTACGCGTTACCTGACCACGCATCCGGTCGTGAACGTGCCCCATCTGATGCCGCACCAACTCTACCTAGAGTGCCAGCGTCTCGACGAGTGGCCAGGCGAAGAGCCTGATTATGAGGGCACCAGCGTCCGCGCTCTGTTTAAGGTGCTGAAGCGCGACGGCTTCATCACCGAGTATCGCTGGGCCTGGAACGCCGAGATGGTGATGGGGCATCTGCTCATGACGGGCCCCATGGTCCTTGGTACCGACTGGACCGAGCGCATGTTCGACCCCGACCCGTATGGGTTTATCTGGGACGAGGGCGAGTCGTTTGGTGGTCACGCGTATCTCGCGATCGGCGCCAATCGGAAGAAGCCGTGCCCTGATGGCAGCACGGGTGCGATCCGGATCCTGAATTCTTGGTCGGGCAGTTGGGGCCAGAACGGGCGTGCCTGGATGTCCCTAAAGGTGCTCGACAGGTTGCTCACCCGACATGGTGAGGCCTGCATCGCCACGGAAATCAAACGTGCAGCATGAGGCCCAAGCGTCAGACGCTCGCGCAGGCTGGCCGCGGGGATCCGAATGTCCTCGCCCACCCATCCTACCGGGCGATTCCCGACTGCCTGTTTCCTCTGTTCACCGAGGCAGCGCGCAAGGAATATGACACGCTCGCGCGCCTCCTCTACGACGCCGGCCATCTCACGGCCGACAAGCATCGCTCGCTCTCGTCGTATGTCGCGCAGTTCGACAACGTCCATCGTGCCGTGGCTGACGGGAAGCAGATCAGAGCCAGTACCTTTGTCCAGATGGACAAGGCTCGGGCTGCGTTAGGACTCGATGACCTCGACAAGCCGATCGCCGCGCCGGAATCAGCGCCGATCAACAAGTTCGCGCGGGCAGGTTTCGCGTGCCGCCGCCGATAAGCGCTTCCCGCTCATCGAGGTCGAAGGGCAGTCCTACCCGGACTACCCAGGCATGGCGGTTTGGTACTGCGAAGAAGTCTCAGCTGGTCGAGTGCCCGCCTGTGAAGAAGAAATCCAGGCCTGCCGCCGCTTCCTGGACATGCGACGGCTCGCCCTCAGCGGACGCGCAGAATACTTCTGGTCGGACGCACACGTCGTAGATCCATGTGCCTTCATCGAGCTTCTCCCACACGTCAAAGCGTTCGAGGGCACGATCGTGCTCGAGCCGGTGCAGTGCTGGTGGGTCGCCGGCATATTTGGCTTCCGGGAACGTGGCACGGGGCTCAGATGGGTCCGCTCGGCATCGTTGTGGGTACCGCGCAAGAACACGAAGACGACGCTGTCGACGGGGATCGTGTTGTACTGCGCTAACTGCGAGAACGAGCCAGGCGCCGAGGTCACGATCTCGGCAGGCTCCGAGAAGCAAGCCGCGATCCCGTACAACGTGATCCGCGAGACGCTCAAGAAGGAGCCAGACCTCGTCGACCTGTATCAGGCACACGACACCCGCGATTACACGGAGTTCCGCGCCACGGGATCGAAGATAACCCTCGCGACGAGCAAAGCGGAAAACTTGGACGGCTACAACCCGCACCTGGTCCTCGCCGAGGAGCTGCACGCACAGAGCCAGGCGGTGATTGGCGTCTTGAAGACGGCGATGGGCTCACGCCGCAACCCGTTGTTCCTGTCGATCTCGACAGCCGGCCGCGACACCAATTCGCCAGCCTATGACGACTGGAAGGCGAGCCTTGCGGTGCTCAAGGGCCGGATGCGCAATGATCGGCTCTTCACGGTCATCTATGCCGGGAGCAAAGAGGACACCGACAAGCGATTCGACCTCAAGGTGGTCGAGAAGGTCAATCCGCTCTGGGGTGTCTCGCTCACCAAGGCGGCGATCGAGGAGGAGATCGCGGAAGCACGCAAGAGCCCCGCGAAGCTCAACGAGTACCTCCGGACTCGCCTTAACGTCTGGTCGCGCGCCGCCGGCAATCTCATCTCGGTGGACGATTGGAACGCGTGCGCGAACCCAGCGCTCAACCTCGATGCGTTCCGCGGCTATCCGATGTACGTCGGCCTCGACCTCGCGAGCCGGAACGACCTCAATGCGGCTGCCTTCCTGGTGAAAGTCGGCGACCGCCTCTACACCGTCGCGAAGTATTGGCTCGGCCGCAACTGCCCGCGCATGACCGACGATCGCTTCGCGGATGCCTTTGCGGCCTGGGCCCAGGAAGGCTGGCTCGAGCTCACCGACGCGCATGGCGGCACCTTCGTCGACTACAAGATCATCTTGAAGCGCGTGCTCGACATGCTCGAGGGCCACATCGTGATCGGCGTTGGCCTGGACGACTACCAGGCGAACCTTATGGCGTCGGAAATCGAGCTCGCCGGCCATCCCACGTTCATCGTCCAGAAGAACGCCCGGTCACTGACGCCGGCTACGGAAGACCTGATCGCCCGCGTGGGCAATACGGAGCTTCTGGAGCATGACGGCAACCCCGTCACGGCTTGGTGCGCCGGCAACGTTGTGGGCTACTACGACGCCAACTCCAACGTGCTCCCCAAAAAGGAGACGAAGGATTCGAAGGCGAACATCGACGGCATTGACGCGACGATCATCGGCAACGTCATCCGCCTCGATCACGAAGCCGGCGTGCTGGGCATGGATCGGCGCGAGCGTGAGAAGCCGAACCCCTATCTCGCCCGCGGGCTCGCAGGACAGGCAGCATGAGAGACATCCTGGACCTCTCCGCGAAGGCCTCGGACGTGGTCCCCGTCGCGTCGACCATCGATCCCGAGTTCTGGCAGGAGATCGGGCTGAGCCCCGATTTCTGGCCATCCTTCGGGTGGAATGTCCCGGATCCGCGCCGCTTGGAGAGCGTCGGGCTGGCGTTGGCGGTTCAGTGCGCCGCGGTCAAAGCGCGGGACATTGCAAAGGCCGGCATGAAGCTCTGGCGCCGGCAGGGACGACGCTGGACCGAGGTCGAGCCAGGCGCGCACTGGTTTGCGCGGATGCTGGCGCGCAAGCCCAATAGCATCCACTCCTGGGGCGAGTTCTGGAGGATGGTGATAATCCATCTCGAGCTCGCCCAGAATTCGTACATTTTGAAGCGCGTCACGCGGCTCGGTGACGTCCTCGAGCTCTTGCCTCTGCAGCCGGCGCGCTGCCGCCCACGCATCAGCGATACCGGGCGCCTGTTCTACGAGATCAATGCAGCCACCGAGTTCGAGCGTGCGCAGCTCGGCGAGAGTGTCATCATTGTCCCGGCCGAACGGATCATTCATTTGCGCGGCAAGTTGCTCGATGGGCTGGAAGGCCTGAGCAACGCGAGGCTCGGGCATCCGGTGTTCGAACTGCTCGGCGCGATCTCGAGCTACCAGACAAGCCTCTTCGGCTCCGATGGCAAGCAACCCCTCGTGTTCGAAACCGACCGGGACTTCGGCAATGCGGAGCTCGCCGATGCCGCGTTCCGGCGCCTGAAGGAGCAGCTGACCGAGCGCACCCGCAAGGCACGCACGCACGGCGACCCGATTCTCTTGGAGGCGGGGCTCAAGGCCAAGGCGATTGCCGTCAACGCGCGCGACGCCCTGACCACCGAGTCCTACAATCAGATGGTGATGAGGATCTGCGGCCTGATGGAAGTGCCGCCGCACAAGGTTCATCATTACGGCGACGGTAGCAAGTACGACAACCAGGCTGCCGCGAACAACGCCTACGCCAACGACTCCTTGATCCCGATCGCGGACAACATCGAAGAGAAGTTTAGGAACGAACTGCTCCCCGAGGACGAGTGGGACGATCACTGGCCTGAATTCGATCGCATGTCGCTCCTGGCCGGCGATCCGAAAACGTTGATGGATGTCATCGATAAGGCGGTGAAAGACGGTCTCATCGAGGTCAACGAGGCTCGCGAGCGTCTGCCGCTCGGGCTCTCTCCGCTCGAGCAGGGTGGCGACGTGCGCCTGGTGCCGGTCAACTTCGCGATCGTCGACAGGCAGGGGAACGTCATCCAGCAAGCGGCCACGGGTCAAAACCAGGGCACAGGGCAGGGCGGTCAGAACGAGGATGAGGACGAGCAGCGCGCGGCGCGCGAGCGCTCTCTCCGCCTGGCGGTGAACAACGACTGATGTTCCAGATCGGCGCCGTCACGGTCGAAGTTCAGGACGACTATACGGTCACGACGTTTCCGGATGGGCGGCAGCTGCACGCCCGTCACAGCGGCCACGCCGACCAGGCCGAAACCGCTGCGAGGCTCGGTTATTCGAGTGTCGAGGCTATGAACCGCGAGCACGATCTCACCCATGCGTTGCTCGCCTATTGGCTCGGGCTGCCATGGTCGCCGACGCTGCGGGACGTCGTCACGAACACGCCGGCCACGGAGATCCACTACCTGGAAGAGGAAGCGGTTCTCGCCATTCAGCGATTTGCGGTGGCGATGGGTGTCGACCTCCTCGAGGTCGCGCGACGGATCTCCCGGAGCGCCTGAGCCTTGGTGAAATGGCTGCGTGAGCACAGCCTCTCGATTGTGCTTGCCGGCATGTGGCTCGGAATCAGCGTGTTCGCGTGGCTGATCGCGTCCGAGTGGAAGTGGGAAGACTACTTCCAGGGATTGGCGCACGACGCTTACGGCGCGTTCGTGATCGTGGTCGCGACCAAGTATTTCGTCGAGCGCGGCAAGAGGCCCTCGGCTGAGAGCAAGTAGGAGATCGGAATGGGCGACAACCTCGTCAGCGTCGATGAATACCTCGCCGCGAGGAAGAACTTCGTGTCGGAAGACGGCACCGTCATGAAGGCGGCGAAGGGCGTACCGTCATGGGATCCCGAGAAGCGCTCAGCTCGCTTCGTGATGAGCACGCAGACGCCCGATCGTGACCGCGACGTGGTGCATCAGGAGGGCGTCGATCTCACGGAGTTCATGAAGAACCCGCAGGGTCTGCTGTTCCACTCCTCCTCCAAGTTTCCCGTCGGCCTGTGGAGCGACGTCAGCAAGATCCTGAACGGGAGGCCAAAGCGCACCGAGGGCACGCTGACGCTCCATCCTGCCGGCGGGCCGATCCCCGAGATCGACCAGGCAGCCTGGATGCTGGAACACGGCGGCATCCGCACGGTGTCGATCGGCTTCCTGCCGAAGAGCGTGAAGAAGCGCGAGGTACCCGAGGAGAAGCAGGACACATACTACTGGCCTGGCTACGACATCCTGGAGGCGGAACTGATCGAGTGCTCGCTCGTACCGATTCCGGCCCAGCCCGAGGCTATTGCGAAGGCCGCGCGTGGCGAACTGAAGATGTCGCGCGATCTCATCGAAGAGATCCTCGACACCTGGACTCGCACGGGCACCGGCTTGGTCATCCCGAGGGCCGAGCTCGAGGCCGCGCACAAGGAATCCTCCGGCAACCGCACGATCGTCGTCGTGGTCGGCGCCGAGAAGGTGGACGCGAAAGCGATCGAGGAGGCTGTCGCGAAGGCGATCAAGGAGCCTGATGCCAATCCGGAACCGCAGGAGAGTGTGGGTTCACAGGATCCCGCGCCCGACCATCCGCCCGCCGCGAACGATGCCGCTCCCGGGCCCGAGATGACGCAGCCGCAGGCGCGCTCGTTCCTGCGGCGCATCTTCGACCTCGCGTTTGGCGAGGAGAACCAAGCGCGTCTGGAGCAGGAACTCCAGGCGCAACGTACTGCAGAGGCGGAAGCCACGGTCGCCGAAGCGTCGCGCAAGGAAGCGCTCAAAACACGCCTCGAGGCTTTGGACTCGCGTCTCAGGGAAAAAGGTCTCGCGGCTTAACTCGGCGTGCAGCCGAAACGCTGGCCCCAGCGGGTAGGGGCGATGAGCGGGCGCTACGGCGCCCGTTTCCATGAGTAGAGTGGAGTAATTACTCATGTCTGAACTCGAGAAGCTGCGCGCTCAGTTGCGTGAGAAGTACGGCGCGCTCGCAGGCATCCAGAGCAAGGCGTTTGCGGACGAAGCCACCCAGGAGGATCTCGATGCATTCGAGACCGCACTGAAGGAGATCGAGGCGATCGAGAAGAAGGTCTCGCTCCTCGAGAAGGCGGAAGAGCTCGAGGCGAAGGCCTCCCGGCCCGCGAACGAGCCGGCCGGCGAGCAGCGCACGGTCCTGCATGCGCAGCCGAAAGAGATCCGCGGCGAGATGGCCCTGTCGCTCACGGCGGCGGCGATCATCAAGGGCAAAGCAGACGGGAAGCACCCGCTGAAGGTCTTGGAAGACGAAGGCTACGGCCAGTTTGCGGGCGAGCTCAAGCAAGACCCGAAGGCCAAGGCCGTCAACACGCTCGTGTCGGCCGAGGGCGGTATTCTCGTCCCGCAGGCGCAGGTTGGCGGAATCATTCCGCTGCTTCGCATGCAGTCAACGTTCCTCGCTGCGGGCCCAACGCGGGTGCAGTTTGTGAACGGCCAGTACAAAGTCGGCCGCGGCGCAACCGGTGCGACGGCAGCGTACGTTGCTGAAGGCGCTCTGAAGCCAGTCTCCACGCCGACTTTCGACGCGATTGACATGAGGGCCAAAAAATTGGCCGGCATTGTGCCGCTGACCAATGAAGCCCGCATGTGGACGATCGGTAACATTGAAGAGTATGTGCGCGAGGATCTCAGAAGCGCACTCGCTCTGACGCTCGATCTCAACGGCTGGCTTGGCACTGGTGCTGGCGCATCGCCGCTGGGAATCCTCAACAAGGCCGGCGTTCAGATCATCACGCCGACCTTCGCGGATCCGCTCAACCCGACGCTCGCTGAGCTCGATGCGCTCGCCACCGCAATGATCCTGCGGATGACGACCGCAAATATCTTCGCCAGCAACCGGTGGCGTTGGGTGATGAGCTATCGCACGGCGATGCGCCTCGCGGATGTCCGCGTTGGTGAAGGCTCTGACGGCGATTTCGCATTCCCAACGATGCAGGGAATCGGAAGCGGCAATGCCGTGACGTGGAAAGGGTTTCCGGTCGTGGTGACCGCGCAGCTCCCCACGAACGGCGGTGCGACCACCGACGAGACCACGCTTGCGCTCGTCGACTTCACGCATGTGCTCTTCGGTGAAGAAGAGGGCATCACGATGAAGATGAGCGACCAGGCGACGCTCGATCCCGATGGCACGGGTGAGAACCTCATCCACCTCTGGCAGCAAAACATGTTCGCGATTTTGGCGGAGTCGATGCACGACTTCGGCCTGCGCTTCGCGAAGGCTGTCGTGAAAGCGACGATCAGGTTCTGATCACGCGGCTCGCCTCTGGGCGGGCCGTCTTTTGAATCAAAAGACAGGAACAGGCCATGCAATTGAACACCTTCGAAAGCCTCGCGAACAAGCAGGGCCTCGTGCTCATGCAAGTTGTCGACTCCTTCGCCCCTTACGACGAAGGAGCACTGGCGGGATTCCCTCCAGACGAGGCCTTGAGGCTCTTCCAGCGCAAAGTGGCAGTTCCTGTCGGGAAAGACGGTCGACCGGTGGACGTGCCGGCCGACACCCCTGAGCGCAGCAATATCCCCGCTGCCTCATCGTCGGTGGAGATCCCAGAGAACTGGAGATCGCTCCACCATCTGCAGCGCGTTCGCATTGCGAAGGATCTCGTAGGCGGAGCGCGGGTGATCTCATCCGTCGCCGAAGCCGACCTGATCATCCAGGGCGAACTGGAGCGTCGAGGTAACGAAGATGACGAAGATGAAGAGTGAAACTCTCCCGGAGGCCCGCGACCGCCTCAAGGAGATGAGCGAGATCGAGAAGCGGGGCGCCGAGGCTGTTGCCGAGGGGCAGATCCAGCCGGTCGGGCATGAGCTTGATCCGGACCAGGAACCCGAGCCGCTGGCCTCCGAGCACATGGTCGACGACCGCATCAGGCCTGCGAGCGCCGACGTGAAGAGCAAGCGCGGCGGCGAGCCCATGGCTGCGAGCCAGGATGCAAAGCCGATGCGCGTGTCGACGGCTTCGACCAGCACCGACACGTCGAGAACCACCAGTGACGACACCCAAAAAGCCCCAACCGCCAAAAAGTGACGAAGAGCGCGCTGCCGAGGAGCACGATCCTCGGCAGATGCGTCGTCGCCCGCGCCGCTATGAGGACCGCGCCATGCGTCCTTCGCGCCGCGGGAGCGGTTACGACACGAAGGACTGACGCATGGACCTGCGCCGGATCTCAACATCTTTGACACGCGAGCAGAAGCTCGCCGTCGTCTCGATTGCTGATGTGAAAGCGCAGGTCCGTGTCAGTCACTCGGAAGAGGACGAACTCATCGCAGTCTTCATCGAGGCTGCTTACGACTACTTGTCGGGCCCTGAAGGTTGGCTCGGCCATTGCTGCCTGCTCGACGAAGAATTCGAGGTCTACAGCGCGGGGCCGGATCGCTACGGGTTCGAGCTCCCAATGCGGCCCATCAAGGAAGGCGCGGCGATCGTCTTCGATTACCTCGCCAACGCGACCTACACGCCAGTGGCGCCCGAATCCTACTTCGTCGGGACGACGGGCGTCTTCCCGCGTGTCCACCGGATCGTCTCCTCGCGGGCCTGGCCCTACGTGGGGATCCGCAATCCGCGCGCCTATCGCCTGCGCTTCGTGGCCGGCTTTGGCGCCGCGGCCGACATTCCGAGCCCGATCAAGCTGGGGATCCGGATGCTGGCCGCGCACTGGTACCAAAACCGCGAGACCGTGGGCTCGGAGGGGCGCACGGTGGGCGGCGAGATCGAATACGGACTGAAAGCCCTCTGCGGGCGCTATCGGATCGCTCACGACCACTCCTGATGACAGCTGCAGGCCTGCTCAACCGCCGCGCGAGTTTCCGGCGGCGAGCACCCGTGCCCGAAGCGCTAGGCACGCTCCGGGGCGGGTTCGAGCCGCTCGGCGATCCTGTCTGGGCCGGGATCAAGGACACTCGCCCACGCGACGTCACGATCGGGGGCCTGGCGCTGCAGGTCAGGACCGCGACCCTGACCCTGCACGACAGCGCGTTCGCGCGGTCCCTCACAACCTCCGACCAGGTGGTGGTCGACGGCGAGTCCTATGAGATCGCCGGCATCCTCCACACGGAGCGGCCCGATGGCATGCTCCGCCTCGACCTCAACAACACTCCCGGCCGCGCGCAATACGACCGCGAATTCTCGATCCGCGGCGAGGTGGTCACGATGCGCCGTGTGGTCCCGAACGCTCCTGCGATCGAGGCTGTCGCCCGCGCGATCGTCGTTGGCTATCAGCCCGACGAGCTCATCGGCGGCATCACGCAAGGCGAGCGCAGGGTCTACGTCGCTGCCGACGATCTCGAGCGTGCAGGCTGGCCGATCCCGCCGAAGGTCAATGACCGCATCATCGTGCGCGGGCGCTCGCTCAACGTGCTTTCGGTCGACGACTCGACGCACCGCATCGCGGGCGAGCTCATGGTCTACGACATTAGGGCGTCGGGCTGATGCGCTGCACCTACTGCGGCTCAGGACGGCATACCGTCAATAACTGCCCGAGCACCTGGCGTGGATACGCGAACCGTCAGGCTATGCGCTGCACCTACTGCGGCGAGCGTGATCACAACCGTGAGGCGTGCCCGAGGATCATGGCGGAGCACGTCAGAGACCCGCGCCACTACGTGAGGGATCGCTGATGGCTGTCCGCGTCAAGGTCGATCCGATCGAGCGGGACATCCTTGTGGTGTTCCCAGACTATCTGAGCCCTGAAGCGCGCAGCCGGCAGCTGGCCGAGTTCGCGGTCCAGGAACTCCACAAGGCCGAGGAGCAGAACCGCCGTGTGCTCGGACGCGTGCCGCCGCACGAGAGGTGGGTGGACGGGCGCGAGGGCGTTCCGGAGACCTCCGTGAAGCCAGACGGCCAGGTCATCTACGAATTCGAGTTGCTCGAGGAGCTGTTCTTCTTCATCCGCGACCTGCTCGAGGAGACATCGCCGATCGGCAAGGGGACGGACAAGCGTCCAGGCCATCCCGGGCTCTACAAGAAGAGCCATGCGTTCTTCATCGACAACGAGTTCTTCGAACTGGGGTCTCAGCCGCTCCCCAAATCCTTCGACCGCGCGACTTTCGTGAACACGCAGCCATATGCGCGCAAGCTCGAGGGCTACCCGAACCGACCGCCGCTCTCGCTGCAGGCGCCGCATGGCGTCTACCAGGTCGTCGCGAAGAAGGCGCACCAGCGCTTCAGCAATCTCGCGCGCATCCGCTTCACCTACGAAGCCCCGATGTTCGGCGCGATCGATGAGTGGGCTCAAACCACGAGCATGGAATCCCAGCGCAGCGCAGCGGGCCGCGCCGACTGGCTGCGCCGCAACCCCGCCATCATCATCGAGCCGTGACCATGAGAAGCGTTCGCATCGTCAACGAGACCGGTCTTTCCAATGACACAAAGGTCATCGACGCCAAGACCGGCATCGAACTGCAGACCTTCTGTACCGAGATCGATCTCCGCTTCCGCCCATGCGAGCCCGTCGAGGCCCGTCTTGAGATCGGGATGATCGAGGCGACGTTCAACGGGAAGGCCGGCTTCTACACCCATGACCCGGCGAACGGCGGGATGAAGCGCGTCGCCAAGATCATCTTCGAAGACGGATCAGTATTCGAGGCCTGACGTGGCGCATCCTTACGTCGTCAAGGCCGTCGAGGATTATCTTGCGGCCAAGTGGAGCCGTGCGCCGGTCTACCAGAGCAACGAAGAGTCTGAGGCTCCCAGCGACGGTACACCTTTTGTAATCGTGCAATACCCGCTGAGCCGCACGCGCCGGCTCGCGGTCGAGTCTCGTTACTACCAGGAAGACGGTGCCGCTCGCTTCGTGATCCATGTCGAGCGCGGCTCCGGAACCGATCTCGCGCTCGAATGGGGCGATGAACTCGCGACGTTGTTCCGTGACCGCAATCTCGGCGGCGGGCTGAAAACGCAAGTCCCAGACAGTCCTTTTCTCGACGACAACAACGACCGCGGCTCCTACTACGCCGCGGCCGTTGTGGTCCCCTACACGTACGACTTCGTGGGTTGAGGTCGACGTTCACTGGAGGATGCAATGCCAGAAGTGACGAGTAACTCCCAAGTCAATGTCGTGATCAGCAAGCGCGCCAAGGACGGCACTGTAAAGAGCGCCACCTTGAGACCCGGTGAGACGAAGAACGTCGATTTCGACGTTGATGACGTCCACGTTCAGCCGCTGTTGCGCACGGGCGCGATCTCGGTCGAAGGCCGCGGGTCCAAGCAGGCCGGTCGTGTTGCAGTGGCCGACAACACGGTGCGCAAGGCCGCCGACACCTAACAGCCTCCTCCCCGGAGAGACCCCGAATCCCGCCCGACGGGGTCGTGTTCAGAAGTGAAACGGCCCCGGGCAGCCGTGTGTACTGCGTAAAGGGTAGCTCCCATGCCAATTGTAACCGCGTCGGGTACCCGATTCTTTATCGGGCCTTCCGTTCTCGAGTCCGTCGACACCGTCGAGGAATTCGAGGATCTCACCGACTGGACCGAGATTGGTCTCGTTGAAACCTACGGCGAGGTCGGTGACGAATCCTCCGCTGTGACCTTCGCTGCGGTGGGCGACTCTCGCGTGCGCAAAGCGAAGGGTGCGCGTGACGCCGGCACGATGGCACTGACCGTCGCGCACGATCCCATGGACGAAGGCCAGACGGCGCTGGATGCGGCCGAGGGCACGAACCTGAACTTCGCGTTCCGCATCGAGTATCCGGACAAGCCGAACGCAACGGGCACGGGAACGATCGAGTATTTCCGCGGCCTCGTGATGTCCCGTCGCCGCAACATCGGTGGCAACGACAACGTCATCAGGCGCACTTACTCGATCGGCGTCAACAGCCAGATGTTCGAGGTCAAGGCGACCGCTGGCGTCTGACGCCGGCCCAATCTTACTCAACAAAACCCCGGAACTGGTTCCGGGGTTTCTTATGGAGACTAGGCCACGATGAAGCTCTCAGATATCCGTGATGTCACCAACAAGATCGAGTCCGGGGGATGGGTTGGCGAGTTGCCGAACCTTCCTGGCGTAAAGGTTAAGGTACGCGGCATCTTCAACAGTGACTATCGCCGGTTGCTCGCCAAGCTGCGGGCCGACATCCCGCCGGAAAAGTGGGATGATCCGGAGATCGCGGAGACCATCGACACGCAGTTGCTGCACGAGACGATCCTCGTCGACTGGCACGGCATCGAAGACGCCGAGTATACCCCGGAACTCGCCAAGCAACTCCTGAGCGATCCGGAGTTCGCGGTGTTCCGGCGCGCGGTCCATTACGCTGGCAACATCGTTGCGGCGCAGGGCAAGCAGTCCCTCGAGGCCGACGCAAAAAACTCCTAACCGCCCTGCGTTGGAAGATAACGTGGGGCGCTCGCGCCGAGTTCTACGAACGGCGCCAACGCGAGACTGGCCGCGAGCCTCCCGCGGCTTTCCTGAACCAGCCGGAAATCGCTCGCGGGCTGGAACTCTATGCAGACGCGTTCTGGCGGCTCAACAACGATCGCCAAGTCGGGATGGGTCTTGGGCCCATTCCTTTCACGGCGATCGATGCATACGCGCGCCGCTACCGCATCGATGACGTCGACGAGTTCGACCGGTTCATCACGCTCGTGAAAGTGCAGGACAGCGAGTACCTGCGCCTGCGCCAGCGGCAGGACGACGAGAACCTCGTCGACGAGGTCGAGGCCACTGACGTCGAGGGCGTGCGCGCCCTCATGAAACGCCTGGGCAACCGCCACTCCCCCGAGAAGACGGACGACGCGCATGGCATCACCGACTGAAACCGTCAGGCGCCTCCGGGTCGAGGCCATCTCGGAGGGGATGGACCGGCTTGCTGCGCAGCAGGACAAGGTCGCGAAGGCGATGGATGCGGTCGCCCGCTCGGGGCAGACGGCGACCATCCAGACCGACAACCTGTCGCGCAAGCAACTCTCGGTTCTCAAGTCGTTTGAGGCGCAGGAGCGTCGCGCCAACTATCTCGAGGCTGCGCTCGCGCGGCTCACGAAGGAGTATCGGACCACCCAGAACGCGCTCTCGCAGGGACTGATCGATCCGGTCGCCGCCGAGCAGTCGCTGGCCCGCATCCAGCGGCAGATGGCCGAGGTCGGGGGCAAGATGCGCGATGCGCTGCGCCTCGACATGCAGATGGACGATCAGGTCCAGGAACTCGAGCGCGTTGCCGCGGCAGCCAAGCAAGCAGCGCAGGATTTCGAACTCGTCCAGAAGGCCATGGAGGCCACTGAGGCGCGACGGTCCAAGAAGTGGGTCGATGACGAGACCATCCTCGCGCGCAAGGAAGAGCGCGAGCTTGAGGAGGAGTTGCGCGCCGAGGTCGAGCGCACCACGCAGGCCAAGCGCGAGCAGGAGATGGTCGAGCGGCGGCTGCAGCAGACCATGGAGCAGCGCGCCCGCAAGGAGGTCGACGACGAGACGATCCTGTGGCGCAAGGAGTCGCGTGAACTCGAGGAGGAGATCCGGCAGGAGGTCGAGCAGACCACCCAGGCTCTGCGTGAGCAGGAACTCGTCCAGCGGACGATCGAGGCGACCGAGGAGCGCCGCCTCAAGCGCTGGATGGAAGGCGAGACCGTCCTGGCCCGCAAGGAGGATCGTCAACTCGAGGAGGAGATCCGCAAGGAGATCGAGGCCACAACGCAGGCCAGGCGCGAGCAGGAAATGGTCGAGCGTCGTCTGCAAGAGACGACGGCGCGTCGCGCTGCCAAAGAGGTCGAGGATGAGACCATCCTCTGGCGCGCGGACGAACGCGAAATCGAGCGCGAGATCCGTGAGGAGATCGAGGCGACGACCAAAGCGCGGCGCGAACAGGAATTGGTCGAGCGCCGTCTCCAGGAGACGATGGCGCGGCGTGAGCGCAAGGATATCGAGGACGAGACAGTCCTCTGGCAGGCCGACGAGCGCAAGCTTCAGGCGGAGCTGCGCGAGGAGATCGAGCGGACCACCGAAGCCCGCCGTCAGCAGGAGATGGTGGAGCGCCGTCTTCAGGAGACGATCGCGAAGCGTGAGGCCAAGTGGATCGAGGACGAGACCATCCTGGCCCGTCGCGACCAGCGGCTCGCCCAGGAAGCCCAGCGCGAATATGAACTCGTCGAGCGGGCCCGTCAGCAGGCGGAGGCCCGCCGCGAGTCGCGCGAGACCGAGGGCGAGGTCGTCCTGTGGCGCCGGGACGAGCGCGAACTCCAGGATTGGATCAGGGCGGAAGAGGAGGCCGCGAAGAAGCTCCAGCAACTCGAGCGCGAGGCTAACGCGGTCAAGTGGGCGGTCGATTCCGTCAACATGGGCTTCGAGCAACTCGAGACGCAGCAGGCCCGTCTCAAGGAGATGAAGGACGCAGGCTTCCTCAACCCGGAACAGTATAGGCGTGGTCTAGACGAGGCAGATCGCGTCTTTTCGAAGATTAAACGAGACGCAGGCCAGGATGGCGTGGCGGGCGCCCTGAAACTGGCTAGCCATGAATGGACTAATTTCCAGTATCAAATGATAGACGTAGCCCAGGGATTATTAACTGGGCAGAATCCCCTCACTATACTTTATCAGCAAGGAGGTCAGGTCTATCAAATACTTGCGGGTGCTCAGGGCGGCGTCTCCGGAGGCCTCCAGGCCGTCGCGTCACGGCTCATGGCAGCGGTTGGTCCAGCGACCCTGTTCATCGGCACACTCGTCGCGGGCGGCATCGCAGCCGCCTATTCCTGGGACCGCTATCTCAAGAGCATTAAAGCCCTCGAGGGCTCGCTCTACGGCGTCGGGCGCGGCACGAACGCAACCGCCTCCGAACTGAACCGCATGGCGGATGCCGCGGCCGAAGCCGGGAACGTCACGTCAAAGCAGGCGCGCGACATGCTCGCCGCCTTTGCGGGCACAGGACGCATCAGCAAGGACGTCTTCCACGAACTGACTTTGGCCGCGAAGGATTACGCAGCGACCACGAGGCAGGAGATCCCGGAAGCAACCGCGGAACTCGCCGAGGCCTTTGCCGATCCCGAGCGCGGGGTCGAGACTCTCAACAAGAAGCTCGGCACGCTCGACTACACGACGCAGCAATACATCAAGCGCTTGGCGGCGCAGGGCGACGCCCACCGGGCGCAGCGCGTGATGTTCGATAGCTCCCTGGTCGGTCTGCGGAAACACGAGGAGAGCCTCACGAGGTGGGGTCGCTTCTGGGAGGGGTTCAAGGAATCCTTCTCGGAAGGAGCCGATGCGATCGGCCGCACGCTCGAGCCTGACCTCGAGACGCGCGCCGAAACCGCGCGCAAGAATGCCGAGGCCATGGAGGCGCTCCACGAGCGCATGGAGAAGGCCAACCCCGCCGCGAACGTCGATAAACACCGACAGCGGGCCGAGGCGGCGCGGCGCTACGCTACGGAGCTCGAGCGCCAGGTCCGCGAGGAGGCGGAGAAGGCAGAGAGGGACTCCGCCCAGCATCAGGCGAATCAACTCTCGGATCTGGTCGGCAAGGCGACGGCCGGCATGCATCCGCTCAACGACCAGATGAAGCAGCTGCAGGCCAGGATCGGGGTGATCCAGAAGCTGCAGGGCCTGGCGCCTGGTCTGATCAACGCCGAAGCGCTCGCCCAGGCGCAGCGGGATCTCGAGATCCTCCAGGAGCAGGCCCGCCAGACGGCAGAGGCCATGGAAGGCGGCGGCGAGATTGGCTTCGAAGCCGGTAAGGAATCCCGGTTTACGCTGCTGACCGCCGGCCTCAACGATTACGCGCGCGGCCTGATGGAGATCCGGCAGCGCTACGACGATCTCGATCGCCAGGCGCGTCATGCCGGCGAAGGAATGAAAGAGGTCGCGCAGGCGCGCGAGCAGGCGATCCAGGCTTACGACATCAGCTTCGTGGCGCAGACGTTGCGTGATGTCGATCCGCTCGAGCAGGAACTCACGGACGTCGAGCGGAAGATCTCGATCCTCCGCAACCTCATGGCAACGCCGCTGCCCAATGGGGTCATCATCGAGGGCATCGAGAATGCGCAGCGGGCGATCGACGAGGCCAAGGACCGGGCGGAGGAGATCCGCGAGATCCGCGCGGCTGGCGGGCAGCGCCCCTACGAACTGCGGCAGGAGTCGAGCTTCGCCCTCGCGACCGCAGGGATGAGCGAGTACTCGCGGGCCCTCTCCGAGATCACGAAGAAGTACGACGACGAGGTCCGTGCCGCCAAAGGCGTGAAGGAGGCGATCGACGCCATCAACGAGGCGCGTCGCGAAGAAACCCTGGCGATGCAACTCGAGCGCTATGACGATCTCCAGCGCTCGCTCATCCCGGAAGATGCGGAGATCGAGAAGCTCCGCGACCAGGTCACGCTGATCGAAACCCTCAAGCGCGAAGGCCGCCCAGACTTCGACACTGAGGAAGCGCAGCGCCAGATCGATGCGCTGAACAAGAAGATCGAGCAGACCATCGAGGTGAAGGAAGCCGGCGGGCGGGTGCCGTTCGATCTCCTGAAGGAATCGACCTTCAATCTGCAGGTCTCGGGGCTCTCGAGCTACGAGCGTGGGCTGGCGGAGATCAACAAGCGCTACGACGAGCAGATCAAGCTCGTCCAGGGCAACGAGAAGGCGATCGAGAGCCTCAACAAGTCGCGCGAGCAGGAACTCGAGCTCGCGAAGCGCTCTGCCGTCCAGGGCGCCATGGGCCGGTTCATGCCCGAGATCGAGGGGCTCCGGACGCTGCGCGAGAACCGCAAGATCCTCGAGGAAGGGCCCGAGCGGCTGCGCGAGCTGGGCTACAGCGCCGACGAGGCCGAGGAGGCTCTCCGCCGCGCCCGCTTCATGCTCGACAACTGGAAGTCTGCCATCGAGCTCGCGATCGAGGACCACAAGCTCGAGATCGCGGCGCTGAACGCCCGTACGCTCGAGGAGCGGGCCGCGATCGAGTCGGAGAGGGCCCGCACCAAGGTCTTGCGCGAGACCGGCGACGAGCTGCGCGCCGCGGTCGAGGCCGAGATGGCCCGCAACCGGGTGATTGCTGACGCGAACAAGCAGGCGAAGGATTTCGCGCGCGACGCCAGGAAGGAACTCGAGCTTACCGGCCTCAGGGGGCTCCGCCGCGCGCTCAAAGAGAACGAGATGTGGCTGCAGGAGCAGCGCGAGCTACTCGGCGGCACCAGGTCGGTCAGTGGCCCCGGCAACGTCACGGCGCGGGAGATCGGTCCCACAAAGACCGCCTTTGCGACTGGCGACAACTCTAAGGCTGCGGTCGAGGCCTATGTTCGGGCGGCGGCTGTGAAGCGAGGCATGGACCCCGACATCATCGCGCGGGGGCTCAACCAGGAATCCCGGTTCAACATCTTCGCCCATGCCAAGACGCCCAAGGAAGATTCCTGGGGCGTGACGCAGCTCAACATGATGGGCGGGCTTGGGGTCGAAGCCAAGCGGGCCGGGATCGACGTCCGGAATCCGTATGCATGGCGGAGCCAGGTCGATTGGAGCTTGGATTACATGAAGAAGCACGGCCACGGGCAGTGGTACGGCTTCAGGGATTCCGGCATCCGCAACCCGTGGGCGGGCATCAACCGCAACGTCCGCGACGTCGCAACGACGGGCTCGACGACGCCTGGCACCGCGGGTGGCGGCACCACGCCTGGCACCTTGCCGAGGCGCGAGATCGACGTGCCGAAAGTCGAGCTCAACGTCGACACCAACCTCAACCAGGCGTTCTCGGACAAGAACAAGACCGACATCTACGAGTTCGTCCAGCGCCCCCTCGAGGATGCGAACGCCGCGCTGCAGGAGCAGGTCAGGCTCAACCAGGTCTACCGCGAGACGATGTTCATGACGACGGCCCAGATCGAGGCCGCGAACGAAGAGCAGCGGATGCGCAACGAGTTCCTGCGCAACGAGGTACAGATCACGCCGGAACTGGCAGCACGGATCCGTGCCTATGCCCAGGAGTATGGGCGCGTCGCGCAGGAGACCGAGAACCTCAAGAATGCGCAGGCTGCGCTCGAGGAACTCGGCTCGATCGGCAAGGATGCGTTGAAGGGATTCATCTCCGACCTGCGCGCCGGCAAGAGCGGAGCGGAAGCGCTGGAGAACGCCCTCAACCGCGTCGTCGACAAGCTGCTCGATCTCGCCATGGACGACCTCTTCAACAGCTTCACGAAGAAGGGCGGCGGCGGCTTCTTCTCCAGCCTGTTGTCGGGGCTCACTGGTGGCAGCGGGCTCGGCATGACGCCTGGCGCGGGCGGGCTCTACCACGACGGCGGCATGGTCGGGATCCACGGAAAGATGCGCTATGTCCATCCGGCGTATTTCGAGAACGCGCCGCGCCTGCACAGCGGGACGCTCGCGGCCGACGAACGCGCGGCGATTTTGCAGACAGGCGAGGTCGTTCTCTCACGCGACGACGTAGCAGCAGCTCGCGGCCGAGGGGCTCAGTCGCAACAGGCGACCGTGGTGCAACCGATCGTCAACGTCATTGGAGCGCCCTCGCAGCCAGAGGTCCGCACCAATCAGGACGGCAGCGTCGACATCATCTTTGAGCGGATGGAATCCTGGCAAGCCGACCGTGCGGCCCGGGGTCGGGGTGACCTCGTCAAAGCCATGGGCGCACGCCAGTCCGGCCGCGCCCTGATCGGATAGAACGATGGCACTCCCTGCCTGGCCTAGCGGGCTCACCTTCAAGCCCACGATGGACAATTACCGCATCACTGAGATGACGCGTCCTCCGCTGTGGACGGAGTTCGAAGATGGCCCGCCCATGGGCCGGCGCAGCGGGCTCGGGCGCCGCGCGCGGATCGAGTATCGGCTCGTCTTCCAGACACCAGCCGAATTCGAGCGCTTCCGCTCCTTCATCGAGAACGACCTGGTGGACGGAACCTCGCGCTTCACCATGCCGGTCTATCGGCCGGCGACGAACAGTTACGAGGTGAAGACCGTGATGATCGACCAGGCGAAGGTTTCGAGCGACACCTTCGGCATGGGCTTCTCCTCGTCCTTCACACTCCTCGTGTTCGACTGGTAGCGATGTCACTCACCGACGCCATTCAAGAGGCGTATGCCGATCCGGACATCGATGATGTCATCATTGACACCATCGAGTTGGATCACGCGAGCTTCGCGGAGCCCGTCCGCATCGTGTGCAACGTCGAGCAGGACATGGACCTGCCAATCAACGACGGCGGGCTCAAAGCGCGCTTCATCGCCTGCGGCGTGAAGGTGACGCTGCAGGGCTTCGACGACGACGGGCCGACGACCGGACAGTTGGCGGTAGACAATGTGAGCAAGTTGCTCCAGCCGCATTTGAAGGCAGCGGTGAAAGCGGGATTGCCGCTCAACGTCACTTATCGCGGCTACACCGTGAGCGACCTGTCTCGCCCCGGAGAGGTGAGGGGAGGCTTGATGCTGTCCAAGGTTTCGCTCGGGCCGACCTCGGCGACGGGAACGCTTGAGACGACCAGCAAAGCCGACAGACAGGCTTTTCCTCGCCTGACGTACTCGCTCGCCGATTACCCGGCGCTGCATGGACTCTAAGACTCTCGCGTATCTGCAGGGCCTCATCGGCCAGCCCTGGCAGCGGCGCGGACTGCACTGTTGGTCTCTCGTTTGCCAGGTGCAGAGAGACCTGTTCGATCGCACGCTTCCTTTCTCGGAGGAGCGGGCGGTGCCGCCCCGGTCAACGCGACGTGGCCTGCTGTCGACCGGGGCGGATCAATTCGGGTGGTGCGAGATCTCATCGCCGGAGCACGGCGCGGTCGCACGAATGCACCGCATCGGCGGCAATCCCCATGATCTCGAGCACGCAGGCGTCTACGTCGCGCTCGAGCAGGGTAGGGTGCTGCACACCGACCACCCGCACGGCGTCGTGCTCGACACGCTGCGGGAACTCCAGATCCGCGGCTGGGTGCCGCGGTGGTTCGTCCCAAAGAGGAGTGAGTGATGGCAGAGAAGAAAACGCGCGTGGTGTTCATTCAGGCGAACGGCGGACCCGTGAGCCGCATCCGTATCGGTGACGTCGAGATCCCGGTGCATCACGCCGGTCCCACTATCGTGGACGGCACGATCGGTGTCGCGCTGACGATCAAGAACGTCGAGATCGACGCCGAGACCGAGAAGGTCGACGGGAAGGCCTGACGCTCGCGCTATGACGCTTGTCATCCACGCCTCCGACATTGGCGAACCGCTGCGGGAGCCGATTGCGCTCCCGCGTCGGCGCCGCCGGTTGTCGACCATCGCGAAGCAACGCACGCCCGGTCGTCCGTGCATCGTGTCGGTCCATCGGCGCGGCCAGATGCTCCAGCCGAGCGACGAGACGGTGCGGCTCAAGAAGGAGTGGCGGAACACGCTCGTCGGGCCGGATGACGTTGTCGTCATAACGTATCTCCCGCTCGGCGGAGGAGGCGGAGGCGGCGGAGGAGGCGGCGGGGGCGGCAAAGCCATCGGCGCGGCGATTGCCATGATCGTGCTCGCGGTCGCGGCACCATACCTCGTCGCCGGCATCGGCTCGCTGTTCGGAGCGGCCGGAACGGCGGCGATCGGCACCGCGACCTCGCTCACGCTCCTCGGCAAAGTGTTGGCGATCGGCATCGTGGCCGGCGCAGCCTATTTCTTGAGCAAAGCCACCAAGCCGAAAGCCAATAAGGAGGACGACAGACCGGTTTACGGCGTCTCGGGCGGCGGCAATCTCCCGCGCGCGGGAGACAGGATACCGATCAACTACGGGCGCGTGTGGAGCAATCCCGACCTCTCGCAACCCGACTACTTCGCTTACGAGGGCGAGGACCAGATCCTCTACAAGCGGCTCACGCTTGGGCTGGGCCGGTATGTCGTTCATACGATCCGCGTCGGGCAGGCGATCATGTGGACGCGCGATCAGGGCGTGCGCTCGCCTTTCGACGGCAGTCAGATCGAGTTCATCGAGCCGGGGCAGCGTTCCGCGCTCGTGCCGTCGAGCGTCTACTCCTCCGACCAGGTCGCGGGCACCGAGCTGCCGCGCCTCGGCGACGACCCACCCGCAAACCCACCGTGGAGCGGGCCGTTCCCGGTCACGCCGCAAGGGCAGCAGACGAACCGGATCCAACTCGACTACTCGCTGCCGCAGGGCGTGTTCTCCAATCACCCGAAAAAGACGATGAACTTGCCGGGTTACTGGGGCGTCCAGTTTGAATATGCACCGATCGACGACGACGGGAATCCGACCGGTGCGTGGCAGTACCTCCATTACGATGGCGGGTTTCAGGTCTCGACGAGGCCCTTGCGCTTCACCCGCTACATCAACGTCCCGATGGGACGCTACGCCGTGCGTGCCTGGAACACGCAGCCGCCGGTTACGGGGTATCTCGAGCAGCAGGGCGTCAGGCAGGTCAACACGGTGATGTGGGATGGCCTGCGCGCCCATCTCGGCGACGAGCCGCTGCGGCCCGACGTGACCGAGATCGGGATGGTGATCCGCTCGGGCAAGCACACCGGCTCGATCTCCTCGTTCAGCGAGATCTGGGTGGAGTGCGAGTCGATCCTGCCCGTGCGCGAGGGCGGCACTTGGGTGATGCGACCGACGAACAACGCGGTCTGGTGCGCGCTCGACGTGCTCCGCAACCAGCGCTATGGCGGCGCGATTCCCGACCACAAGATCGACTTGCCGACATTCGAGCACTACGCCTACACGCTCGCGCGCAACAACACCTTCGACGGCCAGATCCGCGGCCCCGCGGCGGTCGCGGAGGTGATGGGCACGATCCTCGGCGTCATCCGGGGCGAGCCGCTCGTGCTCGGCGATACCTGGTCGATGACCCGCGACGAGCCGCGCTCACTCCGCAAGCACGTCATCACGCGCAGGCAGATCGTGCGCGACACGAGCGGTGCCGAGTTCGACCTCGACATGAGCGACGGCGCGTCGGACGTGATCGTCGAATACTATGTCAACGGGGATCCGCAGAAGCGCGGCGAGCAGCGCGTGACGGTCGGCGCGCAGACGCTGACGCCGCGCCGGATCAATGCCTTCGGGGTCAGCAATCACGAGCACGCGGTGATGCTCGCTCGGTGGTATGCCGCTTCGGCCTATTACCGGCGGGAGAGCAGAACCTTCACGACCGAGATGGTGGGCCGCATCCTGGGGCGAAACGATGCGGCCTATGTCGACACCTGGTACCTCGATCAGCCGGTGGCGGCGGGCGTCGAGAAGCGCGTCGGCTACACCCTGACCCTCGATGTCGATGTCCCGATCCCGGCGGGCGCGCATGCGGTGTTCCGCACGGACAAGGGCCGGGAATGGGGACCGGTCGCGCTCACGGCTGGGGACAAGCCGCGCGAGATCGTGCTCGACGCCGACGACGTGACGACGATCGCCCAATACACGGGCGAGCCGTTCAACAGCCTGTTCGTCAAGACGCGCCGCAAGCTTCCCGTCACCGTGCTGATCGGGACGCTCGCTGAACTCAGCCAGCCCTACATCATCCGCACCGCGAGGCCCGAGGGCCTCAACCGCGTCGCCGTGACGGCGGTCTACGATGCCCCGGAGGTCTGGTCCGTGCTCGGCGAAGCCGTGCCGCCTGCCCCGCCCATCAAGGAGGTCATTCACAACGAAGGCCATCTGCTGCCGATCCTGCCGTGGGTCAGGGGCATGGTGGTGCAGAAGGCGGTCGCACTTGTCCTCGATTGGGCGGTCGGGCAGGCGCGCGGCGCGGTGCGCTACATCGTCGACATCCAATACGGGCCAGATACCCCGTGGCAGGCCATCCACGCGGGTGAGGCGACCGAGGGTTCGTACGTCGTCGAGTATCGCGAAAACGTCGAGCTCCGGATCCGCGCGCAGGCGATCAACGCGCAAGGTGTCGCGAGCGCATACGTCTACACCACCGCGGCTCTGTTCAAGCCGACGATCGACAGCGACATCGCGAACATGCTCATCGACCTGCAGCACTTGCAGGAGCAGGTCCGCGAGGCCGTCGATGCCGTCGCGCGCATGGGCGAGGAGGCGACCCGCAACGCGCTCAAGCGGCTGGAAGAGCGTATCGAGGTGCTCGGCAACATCACCTCGGAAGAAACGGTCACCTCCTACAACGAGGACGAGGCGACGGCATCCAAGACCCTGATGCTGGGCGCGCAGATTGGCGAGGTGTCGGCCTCCCTCGTCGAGGAGCGTACCGTCCGCGCGACCGAGGACGAGGCTCTCGCACAGAGCATCACCACGCTCGATGCGCGCGTTGGCGAGAACCAGGCGTCGATCCTGGCGGAGCGGACAGCCCGCACGACAGCGGAGGAGGCAGTCGCCTCGCAACTCGAGGTGCTCCGCACGGATGTCCAGGGCAACGTCGCAGCGATCGTTGCAGAGCAGACGGCGCGCAGCTCCGCCGACTCCGCGCAGGCAGAGCAGGTCTCGACGCTACAAACGTCCGTGAACGGGCACACCGCGACGCTGACGCAGTATGGCTCGTCGATCAACGGGATCCAGGCGCAATACGGCGTCACCATGGAGATCGACGGACGGACGGGCGGCTACGTCCTGACCGGGGCCAGGAAGATGGACGGCTCCGTGCAGTTCTCGATGGGCGTGCGCGGCGACCTGATTGTGGACGGTACGATCTGGGGCACGAAGCTCGCTGCTTCGAACATCATCACCTCGTCCGCGCAGATCAACGACGCGGTGATCACGACCGCGAAGATCGGCGTCGCGGAGATCGACACGCTGCGGCTCGCAAACGGTGCGGTCACCAACATGGCGACCGCCACCGCCGTTGCGGACGTGTCATGCGGGATCTATGCCCGCTACGGCGCACGGCTGGTCTGCCTCGTGACGATCCACGGTGCTGGCGAGGTGCAGGGCTCCGGCGGCTACGGCTATGCCGAGGGCACCATCTACTACAACGGCCAGGCGTGGCAGACCGGCATCGCCTCACCGGGCGCCGTCTCGAATGTTCTGACGTCCACGACCGGCGGCGAGATCACCGCCGTCATTACTTACCACGCGCTCCCGACGGTCACGACGCAGCTCATGGTGGTGGCAGGCTGGGAGGGCGTGCATACCTTTCGGTGTGTCTGCCAAGGCCGCCGCGTGACGATGACGGTTCTGGAGACTGCACGATGAGAAGGCCTGCCGACTACGAGGCGGAGGGCCTCGATCCGTTCGAACCGATCGAATTCACGCACTATGATCCGGGGACCGGCGTGATCCTCGCGCACGGTCAAACGCAGCGCATTGTGCTCGACGAGATGGAGGATCAGGGCCTCGCGCTGATCCGCGGCGTCCGCGTCGAGCCGGAAACGCACCGTATCGACATCGAGCGCAGGGTGCCGATCGAGAAGACACCGGAAGAACTGGTGGATATCGACCGACAGATCATGGCGGCGCCGCAAGACCTCACGGGCGGGCCGACGCTCGCGGACATCTTCAGCACGCGCCCCTAGCCGCTCCGCACAATCCGATCTCAACGAACCTTTCTCAGGCCGAGCGAGGACAACACAACCATGCCGATTGAAAACTCGGTCTCGGTGACAGCCGGGAGCCGCACGGTCACGGGTTTCCACACGCAGTTCGTTGCATTGGAGGGAGATACCTTCAATCTTAACGGCGTCAGCGTCCCGATCGACAAGGTCGTCTCCAGCGCGGAGCTGATGCTGGCCTATGGCTGGCCTGCGGAGACGGCGACGGATCAGACCGCGTTCGTGCTCATGAAGACCAGCCCCTACTGGTCGAGCAATGTCACGACCAATGCGCTCGTGCAGGAACTCATCAAGCGCATTCGAGAAGGCCTGCCGTTCAAGCCGGATGCGTTCGGCTCCTTGGCTGACCGCGCAGCCTTCGACAACCAGAAGCGCGGTTTCACCTTCCTGCAGATCGACACGAATCCCTTCCTGATCTCTGCGAAGCTCTCCGATGCAACCGGTCACTGGTCGGCAGGGCAGAGCCTGAAAGGCGAGAGCGCAGCGCCGGTCGAGTTTCGGGTCGACCCCGAGACCTACTCGATCCAATACAGGGAGGTCGGCGAGACGATCTGGACCGCAGTGGTCGAGGGCGACCTCGACAACATCCTGGGGCCGTATCGCAGCGACGCGTTAGCCTCGGCGCTGGCAGCGGCTGCGTCCGAAGCAGCCGCAAGGACGAGCGAGACGAACAGCGCCACTTCCGCAGGCGCGAGCGCGAACAGCGCTGCTGCCTCTCTGGCGAGCCAGAACGCGGCGAAAGCCTCGGAGACGGCGAGCCAGACCTCGGAAACCAACAGCGCCACGAGCGCATCGCAGAGCGCGTCATCAGCCGAGGCCAGTGCGAACAGCGCTGCGGCGAGTCTGGCATCGGAACAGGCTGCGGCAACGAGCGAGTCGAATGCGGCGGCGAGCGCTGCGACCAGCACCGCGCAGGCCGGGATCTCAACCACGCGGGCTGGAGAAGCTGCAGCCTCGGCCGGCGCGGCTGAGTTCGCACGCACGGGGGCGGAGACCGCGAGGTCTGGCGCAGAGGCTGCACAGGCGGCGTCGGAGGCCGCACGCGACACCGGCATCGAGGCGCGCGATGTCACGACCGCAGCGCGCGATGTGACGCTCGAGGCGCGCGATGCCACGTTCGCGGCGCGTGACGAGGCGGAGGCTGATCGGGCCGAGGTCGCAACGGCGGCGGCAGCGGTCGAGGCGAACCGGGCGACGGTCGCGGCGGATCTTGCGACCGTGCAGGAACTCCGCGACGCTACGGGCACAGACCGCGCCGCAGTCGGGGCCGATCTGGTCACCGTCACGACTCTGCGTGGTGAGGTCGAAGCCGATCGGCTCGCAGTTGCCGATGATCGCGCCGCCGTCGAGGCCGCTCTTACAGGCACCGAGGCTGCACGAGATGTCACCACGGCAGCGCGGGACGAAACGGTTGCGGCCCGTGACGCCACGTTCCTTGCACGCGACGAAGCGGAGGCCTACCGGCTCACGGTCAATACGACGGCTGCCGGGGTCGAGGCCGATCGCGCGGAGGTGGCGACGAACCTCGCTACGGTTCAGGGCCTGCGCGATGAGACGGCGACCGATCGTGCTGCGGTCGCCACGGATCTCGCGACGGTTACGGGACTGCGTGACGAGGTCGAGGCTGACCGGGTCGCGGTTGCCGCAGACCGCACGGCGTCGGAAACGGCCCGCACGGGCGCCGAGACGGCCCGTAGCGGGGCTGAAGCCGCTCGCGAAGCAGCCGAGACGGCGGAGGCGAATGCGGAGGCCGCGCAGGCCGCGTCCGAAACGGCGCGCAACCTGGCGCAGGATTGGGCCAATGCGCCCGAGGATGTCGCGGTTGCGCCCAACGGGTATTCGGCTCGGCACTGGGCCGAGAAGGCGAGGGATTTCTCGACCGGCGACGCCACCAACATCGTGGTCACGCCGACCGGCAACCTGCAGTCGGTGAACGTCCAAGCGGCGCTCGAGGAACTCGATGCGGAGGTGGCCACCAAGGCGAATGTCACCGATGTTGAGGCCGCGATCGGCGCGATCTCGACCGCGTGGCCGGATATCGCCGAGAAGCCCGAAACCTTTCCGCCTGCCCCGCACCGCCACCCGGCGAGCGAGATCGACGGCCTTGAGGACGCGATCACCACCAAGGTCGACAAGGCCGGCGACACGATGGAGGGCAAGCTCACCACGGTCGCCCCGACCGCCGAGGGTGCAGGGTTCAATCTCCCGAGCGGCACAGCGCCGACGTCTCCGGTCAGCGGCGACTTTTGGTTTGCATCCAACGCACTCTTTTTTCGGATGGGCTCGACCACGCGCCAGGTTGCGACTGTTGAGCGGGCGCAAACATGGACGGCGAGGCAAACCTTCGCGACGCCGTCGACCTCAACCGCCTCGATCAACTTGCCGCACGGCACGGCTCCGACGTCGCCTGCGAACGGCGATGTCTGGACGACGACCGGCGGAATCTTCGCGCGCGTCAACGGCACGACCTACCAACTCGCGAGCCTGTCGGGCAGCAACACGTTCACGAGCGAGGTGATCGCGCCTGCGATTTCGTCTTACCGGACGGACGGTTGGGGCGTCGTCGCAGTCGGCACCAACTGGGACAACTGTTGGTATATCCAGCGCCATCCCGACACCAAGAGCCTCACCTTCAACAACCGCGAGGCCGGTGTCTACAAGACCACGGTCAAGATCGACCCCGATGGCACCTTCACCGCGCGGGATCTGATCGCCAGCCGCGGCAATGGCACGGGTGCGATCTTCTTCGGTGCCGCCAGCGATGCCCGCTGGATCCACTACGACGGCACGGTTTACGGGTTCAACGTCGCCCCAGTGCGCGTTCCGATGCTGGAGGTCCGCGGCGAGGATCCAACCATCAAGCTCCGCGACATCACGGGCGGCCAGTGGTCTTCGTTCATCCACAACAACTCCAACTACTTCTACGTCCTGCGTGGCGGCACCGACGCGAACACATGGGACAGCGGGCCGAATGGCCGCCACCCGATGCAGCTCTCGCTGACTGACGGCACCGTGACCTTCTCGGGCAACGTCGGGGCCTATTCCGACCTCCGCATGAAAAAGAATGTGCGGCCGATCACCGACGCCCTCGCCAAGGTGCTCGCCATGCAGGGCGTGTGGTTCGACCGCATCGAGAGCGGCGAGACCAGCGCGGGCGTGATCGCGCAGCAGTTGCGGCCGATCGCGCCGGAACTCGTGCGGGAGGACAGGGACGGGATGCTGTCGGTCGATTACGGGAACCTGGCCGGCTACTTCATCGAGGCCATCAAGGAGCTCGCCGCGAAACTGGAGGCGCGCTGATGCCGATTAAAGGCTGGGGTTCGACACTCTGGATCACAGAGATCCGAGACGAGTTCCGTCCCGGTCAGGCCGTCTACGATCTCTACAGCTACTACAAGGGCCACGGGATCATCGGCAACAACCCCGAGAACAACAACATCCAGATCGATCCAAACCACGGGCCGATCTGGATGAGCGGGTTCTATGGGGCCTACCGTTCCTATGGCGGCGCATGGGATCACGGCGGACCCGGCTATTATGAAATCTGGGTGCCGAGCCACGCATGGTTGAGATTGCGCGTCTGGGGCGGGGGCGGCGGCGGCGGTTGGGGTGGCTTTGGCGGCGGTGATGGCGGCGGGTCCGTCATTCATGGCTATGTCGGAGCAACCGGCGGCGTTGGCGGCGCGGGGGTCAATGGTGGTCATGGCGGCTACGGCTATTCCGGCAACACCGAAAATCTCAGTGGCGGCTACGGCGGCAACTGGAATGGTCAGGCATACGGCGGCGGCGGCTCCCCTTATGGCGGCGGCGGCGGTGTCGGACAGGGGCATGGGGGTGGCTGGCCGGGTGGCGGCGGCGCGGGCATGGGCTCTGGAAATGGCGGCGGCGGCGGCGGTTTCGGGCACTCCTATTTCGGGCCGGGATACGGCCGCACAATTGGCATCACCATCGGGGGCGGCGGCGCGGGCGCTTACTACAACGGCTCCGCAGGGGGCAACGGCGCGAATGGGCGCGTCCTGATCGAGTGGGGAGTCTGAGCATGGCCTACAAGATTACGTCTTTTCATCCCGACACGGGCCGCATCGAGGTCGACTACGACGACGGGCGCTGGAATGCATTCTTCGTCCCGGTCGATCTGGAGACCGGCGAATACTACACGGGCGAGCGGCTCGACGCCTTCGTCGAGCATATGAAACCGCCGCGCCCGATCACGGGCAGCAATCCCGAAGCCATCGCCGCGCTCGTCGAGCCGCGCGAGCTATCGCTGGACGAGCGCATCACCCAAGCCCCGCCCGATCTGGTTGGCGGGCCAACTCTCGGAGAGGTCTACTATGGCAACCCGTGACATCATCGCAGCGGCATCTCAGCCGACGTTCTATACGCGCGTGAGCTTCCTCGCGCTCAAGACGGCGCAGAACGTGGCATCGGAGGATCCCTCAACGCCCAACCACGCAAACAGGCTCGCCTACGCAAACCGCGTGCTGCGCGGTGAGGACAAAGCCCTGTTGCTGGCCCTGCACATCGCGGCGGCGAACAACGTGATCGCAGGCGGGCTCGAGGAGGTCGGCGAGAGCGCGATCCCCGACGCCGATATCGAGTTCGTGTTGAGCACGATCTGGGACGCGCGGGCGAACGCATTCGCAGCAGGCGTTGCAGCCTGACCGGCTCTGACGCGCGAGCATGGCCTTCGATCCGCGGTGGCAAGAGGATCTGAAGTCCGCTCTCGACTATACCATCGCATCCGGTTTCAGGACGGTCGTTCTCGACGAGGGCGAGCGCCCCTACCGGATGCACGGCACCTTCAAGATGCCGAGCGGCTTCACCATCCGCGCCGGGAACGGTCGCCCGCGCATCCTGATGGACTGCCTCACGACAGGCACCGCGTTCGATTTCGACGGGTGCGAGGACGCGCATATCGTCGGCCTCGCGATCGAGGGCGACATCGGGCTCTCGCCGAGCGAGAGCATCATCACGCTCCGCAATGGCGCGCGGCGCTGCTCGATCAGGCAGAGCCGATTCCTCGGCTGCCCCGGAGCCCCAGCGGGCTCGATCCTGCTGACCGGCGCCGAGACGCGCTTCAACCAGGTCGACGCCAACGAGATGCTCGACGGCGAGTCGACGGCGATCGGGATCTCCGGAGCAGCGAACAACGAGATCACCCGCAATCTGATCATGCGCTACTCCGGGTTCGGCGTGCGGCTGGGGGAGGGCGCTAACCGCAACCTCGTCGAGGCCAACACCACGCTCGCCAACGCTATCGAGTTGGTGGGCGTCACGCACGACGCTTACCTCAACCGCATCCTCGGCAACCACGCGGAGAACACGGGCGACAACGGGATCTCGGTCACGGGCTACCGCAACACGGTCGGAGACAATGTCTGCTACCGGAACATGCGCGCGGGGCTCTGGCTCTGGGGATCCCACAACGTCGCCGCGGGCAACGCCTGCATCGGCAATGGCCGGGAGGGCGGCAAATGGGCCGGGATCGGGATCTCGGCCAACTTCGGCGGGACGGGACAGCACAACACCGTCACCGGCAATGTCCTCGACGACGATCAGGAGATCGCGACACAGTTCAACGCGATCCGCACGGCCGGCGTCGCCTACCTGCCGTGGACACCGGGCGAGTGGATTGCATCGAACGGCATCTACCGGCTCGCAGGCCTGCACATCTACGTCTCGACCCGGGCTGGTGTGACGGGCTTCGCGCCACCGACGCACATGGTCGCGAGCGCCTCGGATGGCGGGGTGATGTGGCGCTATGTGCGGTCGTTCGTCGGCTCCCCGGCTCGGAGCTGCGCTGCGATCGGAATCAATACGATCGGCAGGTCCGCGTCGGGTCCGATCTACCTGCACGAGAGCTACGCCGACGATCTCGAGGCAGCGAGCGGCGGAGTTCCGCTCGGCGGGCTCTACAGGTCAGGGGGCGCATACCGGATGAGAGTAGGGTAGGGGCTCATGAATCAGGTCGATTACGACGTGGCGATGGAACTCGCCTCGCACGAAGCTCTGTGTCGCCAAGCCTACAAGAATCCCGGCGATGTCTGGACCTGGTCAATCGGGATCACCTCTGCGAGCGGTCACCGCGTCGAGCGATACATCAACAGCCCACAGCCGCTCGACCATTGCCTGCGGATCTACGTCTGGGCGCTGGAGCGTTACGCAGAGGACGTGCGACAGGCATTCGAGGGGCACACCCTCACCCAAGCCCAGTTCGCTGCGGCGGTTTCATTTCACTTCAACACGGGCGGGATCAAAAGGGCGACGTGGGTCAAGCAAGTGAGGGCCGGCGACCATGAGGCTGCGCGCAAATCCTTCCTGACATGGAACAAGCCTGCGTCCATCGTCGAGCGCCGCGAGAAGGAATGCCGCCTGTTCTTCGACGGCCTGTGGAGCCACGACGGCACTATCCTCGAATACACGAAGGTCAAGTCGACCGGCGCCATCGATTGGGGAAGCGCGAAGCGGCTCGACATCGGGAGCGACCTACGCGCCTGCCTCGGCCTGCCCGTACCCGCGCCCGTGGTCGAGTCCGACACCACGATCACTGCGCTCGCGACCGACGCCGTCTCGTCAGTCGTCGCCCTCGCCCTCGCCCTCGGTGCCAAGCCCGAGGATCTCCGCGCGCTCATCCCCGGCGGATCCACCCCCTCCTCCTGACCGCATGAAAGGCCACGACATGCTCCAAGGTCTCACGCACGGCGCGGCGATCCTGCTGGCGCCGACTGCCGCTTTCGCTCAGGACACCACAGTCGACGTCGGAAGTATCTTCGGTGCACTGCAGCCGCTCCTCACCGAGATGATCACAGTCCTCATCGCGATTGCTCTCACCTGGTTGTGGAATCTCCTCCGTTGCAAATTCGGCCTGGAGATCGAAGCCAAGCACCGAGAGGCGCTGCAGACCTCGCTGACGAATGCCGCCGGCCTGATCGTGGCACGGGCCGGAACAGCCGCGACGGGCCTGCGCCTCGATGTGCGCTCGGTGCTCCTGGCGGAAGCCGTCGAGTATGTGCTCAAAGCCGCGCCCGATGCGCTCAAGCATTTCGATCTCACGCCGGAATCGATCCGCGAGAAGCTCGAGGCGAAGATCGGCGTGCTCGCCGCTACCAACGCGCCTCCGCCATCGGCTGCTGCGGAGCCCGTGCGGTCATGAAAACCCATGCCCTCGAGATGATGCTCGCGACGCTCATGGTGACGTGCGGCATCACCCTGATGTGGCCCGGGGACACGTTTCTCCTGCCGCACTACGCAGTCATGAAGCGCTGGATCAACGAGCCGTGGGGCGGGTTCGCGCTTCTCATCATCGGCCTGGTGCGCTGGTGGGCGATCCTTCGGAGTGAACAGAACCGCAACGCGCCGATCTGGCGTCTCGTGGGATGCTGCATCGGCAGCGGCTACTGGCTGTCGCTCGTCTTCGCGATCGTGATCGAAGTGCTCATCGAGCGCACACATCCGGATGGTCTCGGCCCGCCGCTGCTGCTCGCGGTCGCTGCGACCGCTTTCGTGTTCGAAATCTTCGCCGGTTTGAGGGGAGGGACCGACTTGTTCGCCCAAGACTCTTTCCGCTGGCGTGAGAAGGCTTGGTTGAGAGCGCGCGAATGATCCTGCAGATCCTCAAAGACATCGCGCCGCTTCTGGGCGTCTTGTTGCCCGCCATCGCAGCGTTCTTCATGTATAGGAGGGCCGAGATGGATCGCGCGAAGCAGATGGCCGAGGCCGCGAGGGCAGGGCAGTTGCAGGGCGTCGCCGGAGCGATTGCGACCAAGACATCGGTCGACATGTATGTCACGGAGGTGCAGCGCCTGACCGCATCGGTCGACCGTCTGGCGGAGGCGCATTTCGACGGAGCGCGCGTTCAGGCCGCGAGTCTGGAGAAATGGAATATCGCCTGCGAGGAACTCACGCGCATGCGGCGCAGCATCGACGAGATCGCTGCCATTGTCGGGCGCGGTAGATCAGGCTGGTCGCAGGACAGGAACCGTACTATGTAGCTCGCGAGGTGAGCAAACCAGCCGCTGCTTGCCTCATCCTTCCTTCTCTGAGCCCGAGGTCGTGTCGGAGGCCTCGGGCTCCTTTTGTGTCAGGTTCCGCTCCGTCGCGCGCTCTCCAGGCGGTCCATGCGCGCTTCAAGGTTCGCGAGCCGCCGGTTGTGGTCGGTCAGCGTCTCTGCGGTCTGAGTCAGCAGCGAATGGATGTCGCGCACGAGTCCGGTCAGCGTCTCCATCTGCGCAGCCTGCCGGCGGTCCATGCTGTGGACACCATCACGGATCTCGGTGAGCAAATCCCGGTTGTCGCTCATGGTAAACACCTCCAGCGCGGATTCGCAGAACAAACATTATGGAACCTGAAAGCGCTTATTAACCATACACTTAGCGCGGATTAACCATAGGCCTGATCTCAACCGGCTGTCCAGCCATGACCGCGACCCACGAGCCGTCGTCTTCCTTCAGCACCGGCATCATGCCGACGGCGCCGAAGATGATCGCTTCGAACGAGAGCATGAGGCTCCGGCCGTTCTGACTCGCAAGGATGACCGTGGCCTCGACCTCGCGCTCGTCGGCGATCAGTGTCACGCGGTCACCGGTCTTCATGAGGGCTCCGCGCGTCTCGCGCCATCTGCGCGATCGATTTCAACGCTCTGTCGTTTGCGGTGGTGCTCCAGGCGCGCTCGGCCAGGTGCTCGATGTCTTCAAGCGCTTGCTCGAGGAACGCTACCCGCTCCTTCAGAGCGTCAGATTCCGAGACCTCGACGGCGTCACCATCCTTCACGGCTCGTCTCCTGCAGCCGCCTGCGGCATCGTCTCGGCGAACTGGCGGAACACCTCTTGCACTTGTTCCAGCGTGAGATGGCGGCGCAGCTCGCGCGCCACGCCCGACAGCGCAATCCCGCCACCGACCTCCAGGCCGAACTTGCTGATTCCCTGCGCGGCCATGTCTCGCATGCCGAAGTAGTGGTCCCGCTCCATGAGCGAGATCCGCTTCTCGTCGAGGGACGGCACATGCACCTCGACCTTGCCGTAATCGGTCATATCGCGCTCCTCACTGGAACCCCTCGATCCAGCGCCTCACGGCATCCCTGCCCTTCAGCGTCTCTTGCATCCCGAGCATCGCGATCAGCGGGTCCATGCTCCGCTCGGTCTCCGGGTGCTTGCGCATGTCCGAGGTCATCGACGCGACGGCCTGGGCGAGGTCGCCGGTCTCGAGGTACTCCCGCGCCCTCGCCTTGCACCAGTCGAGATGCTCTGCCCGGGTCATCACGCGCTTCCTTTCGCCTTGTGGAACCTGAGCTCCCACTCGCGCGCGAAGTCCCGCAACTCCTTGTCGATCAGGTCCATGCGGCGGAGATCGGCGTCGGTAGGCTCCTCGCCGGGATCCAAAATCCCCATGATCGACGCGAACAGGTGCTGCGCTCCCGACATGTAGGCGGCGCGCATATCCTGAACCTGCTGCTCCGAGGCCTCTTGAGGAATTGCGAGTGCCCGTAGGGCCACCCAGCCGGCCTCGATCACGCGCCCCTTGTCGGCCAGGTCGCGCTGGAGCTTCTGCATCTCGATCTCGTAAGGGGTCATCTTCTCCCGCTTGCGCTTGGCTTCACCCATCGTCTCATCCGATCGTGGTCAGGCCGCGAGCTTCTTCGCCCGAGACCTGCTCGCCGGAGCTGCGCGCTTCTTGAGCTCAACGACGCTCTTCTTCTGAGCTGTAGACGGGCGGGGTGCAGCCGACAGCTTGATCCCCAACAGCTTGCAGAGGGCCGGCAGCGTCTCGGCCCTCGGGGCATGCGTGCCACTCTCCCACTGGGTGACGGCAGAGCCTGAGACACCGAGTTTGTCAGCGATCTGCTGCTGCGTCATCCGCTTCGCCTGGCGGGCAGCACGGATCTGGGCCGACAGAGGTATTGGCAAGGAGGAGGGCGGCTCGGCCGGCAGGTCGGCGGGAATAGTCGCGACGGGCTCAGGTTCGGGCTCGGGCTGTTGCGCCTGTTCCGGCATGAGCATCGAGAGCAGGTCAGCGGGCAGGGTGCTCTCAGGGGCAGTCTCGCTGGAGACCGGCTCAGCGACGATCGGCTCTGACACCGGCTCGACAGTCGCGGGGACGGAGCCGTCCCGGATAGAAAGCTTCGCGTGAACCTGGCGGATGACTTCGGTGTTCTCGAGCAGGTGCTGGTTCGTTGCCTCGACCTGCCTCGTGTTCTCATTGAGGTTCTGGCTTAGTTCGCGCAATCCGTTGTGGATCCCATCACCGACGCGCGCCAGCATCGCAGTCATATTCCCAAGCGCGGTGATTTGCTGATTCAGAAGCTGTTGGCACTTCGTGAATTGGTCGATCATCAGTTCCACTGCGGCTCGGTTGTTTGCCGTCTCGGAAGCTATGGTCGATAGCGCCTCGTGGATGTGGGCGGGATGTTTTACCTCGACGGAGCCATTCACGAGGATCGGGCCGTCAGGGATCTTGGACTTCTTCACTGTCTGGGATGTCCCAAGGTTGTGGCGCTCGAGGAGAATAGCGGTCTGTTCATCCAGGATGCGGCGCTCTTTGGCGACCTGGTCGGCGAGCTCGCCGCGCGAGGGCACCCTCCCCTCCCCTGTCACGACTTTGAAGTGGTCGGCCAGGCGGTTCTCGGTCTGGTCGGTACCCGCGCAGGTGGGGCAGATGTGATCCCGTGGGGATTTGGCGACCACCCATCCCCACTCTTTGAACCTCTTGAGCACCCAGTCATCAGCAGGATGGTTCCGCGACCGGAAAGTCTCGTGCCTTGGGCACCTACAACACTGTAGTTTAACCCTGTACTGGCAGGCTATATTACCCTGACGGGTGACTTCGATCTCAAAAGGACGTGCAAATCTTCCCACTCTTCATCCTCCACTATACCTGATCGAAATTCTTCCGACCCATATTCATCGCCTCGTCTAGACATAAGCAGTCTATGCGGCAGCTCATTGGCCGGCTGCGAATTGCGGCGATATTGGGTAATGTATTATCCCGGGTTAAACCCCGAGGACAAGAGGGGAGATCGGCCAATCGGCTGATGCCCCACGGTCATGTGGAGAAACTGGCCCAAACTAAGGGGAACTGGGCAGGATCGCGCGCACCAGGGCGACGACGTCGAGCTCGCCGTCGACACCGAAGCGCCCCGGATCCTCGGCGCCGTAGACGTAGAAATTCCTCGGCCCCTCGCGGCTCTGCCTGGAGAGTTCCGCCATGGCCGCGGCGACGGCCTGGTCGAGCCCCCTGCCCTGCTGTGCGGGCTCCTCGCGCTGCGGCGGCTTCGCGTCGAGCACAGCAGACATCTTCGCGTTGAGCGCGGTGAGCTGTGCGTGGAGGCTCGGCCAGCGCTTCCGCTGCTCCTCGGGGCTCAGGCGCGCGTGCTCCTCGCGGAGGCGGTCCTTCTCGGCCCAGATGCGCGAGCACTCCCGCATCCGCGCATTGTGCGCGTTCAGATCCTCGAGGATCTGCCTGAGCAGCGAGTGGATCTCGTCGTATTTCGCGTCGTCCATGACGTCACCAGTCGACGTATTCCTGCGCCGGATCACCGTCTGGCCGGCGCCGGCCGCTGCGGGGATTCCTGTGCCAGCCTGAGGGCTCCCCCTCACCGGTCCAGGCCTCCAGCGCCTGCTTGGCGTCCTGGTAGCTATGATAGCACCACCGGTCGTCGTAGCCCACCTTGTCGCCGATCTGCCCGACGAAGATGGCGTGGGTGAACATGAGCGGCCGGATCCCGGCCCATCGCCTGCCGTCCGGAAGAGGTCTGACGTCCGTGTGCCCCTCGGCCAGGAGCCAGGTCATGTAGACGAGTTCGTCGAGGTCTGCGGTTCTGGTCATGGGGAGCCGGTTCGCACAGACCGCCCCAAAGGAAAAGGGGGCCCGAAGCCCCCTCCCCTCAGTATGAGATCTGCGTGCTGAAGTGGACCCTCGGCCTTATCGCGGCGAGAACGCTGGAGGCGCTGGAGTCATTCGGCACGAGCTTCGCGCGGAGCAGCTTCGCGGCGGCCTTGACCTCCGGATCCGTGGCATCCTTCGCCAGTAGCTTAAGGGCATCATACATCGGGACGTCGAACAGCAGATCGATGTCCGTGATTGTCCTTTGCGGCACCATCATTGAGGCTCCTCCCTTATACCTTAGCCTTGTCCATGAGCTCTGAGAGCCCTTCCCAGTATGCGAGCCGGTTCGCCTTGCAGTACGCTACGAAGCGGTTCGCGACACTCAGCGGCGGTCGGATCGAGAGCGGAACGGTCGGCTCCTCCGACAGGTCATTCTTGTAGATGCGCTCCTGCGCGTCGCGGCTGTGCGCCTCGCGCATCCGCTCAAGGAGGAGCGCGAACCCCTCCCTGTAGCTAAGACGCTTGTGCTCGCAGAAGCGAATGAACTTCTCCACATCATCCCGATGCAGGCGCATCGTGAAGTTGTGGACCTGCTCAGGCGTCCCGCGATTGCGCCTTGGCACGGCCTTGGGCTCTACCCCCTGAGACTGTTGATCTGCCATTGCCCTGAATTCCACGACTTCATTGGCGTCATTGAATGCATTGACTTCATTGGCTGATGTCACTGCCCTGCCCGCTCCTTCGCGAGCAGATCCATCAGGTAATCGAACCCCTCGCGGTAGGAGATCCTCTCCTCGTGGCACCACTCGATGAAGGCGTTACCGGAGCGGATCGAAACGCGGGCCGTGAAGCTCATCGTCGGTTCATCGACCTGCTTCCGGCGCCGCATTGGCATGGCGACGAGAGGCGCTACCGGGGCCGCAGGCTGCTCTTGGGCAGGTCTCTGGGCTCTCGGCTTCTTCGGGGCCGCTGTCGGCGCCACGGGCGGCTCTGGCCGGGAAGCGGGAGGGGGCTCCCCCTCCCCCATTGCGCCCTGCCCCCAGCCGCTCTCGATTGCGACCTGGTCGACGACCTCCAACTGGGCGGGTGGCGGGAGTTCTCGCTTCCTCGGAATGGCCAGAACCTTCCTCTCCGCATTCTCGCTCATGCTGCGGCCCTCGCGTCTCCGTCGAGGTCGTTCAGCGCCGCCACGACGTCGTCCACGAATTCGTCCGCGTTCCTGATCGCCTCCTCAACGCCGCTGACCCCGACGCCTTGGTCGGCATAGTCCGACAGCGAGACTGCGTAACTGAACAGGTTCTCGTAAGCCACGCGGCTCAGAAGACGGGTCTGGAGCATCGGAACGCCGAGGCCCAACAGGTTGTCCTTGATCTTCCGTTCCTCGATCGTGGGCTTCGGGCGGCACTTTGTGAAGAAAGCACGGTAGGGAACGGCCCGCCGCAGCACGACCTCCTCGTCCTGCACGAGGCCGACCGATTTCGTGGCTTCCTTCGCGTCCAGGTGGGTAGCCCCGAGCGGAATCAATACCATCGTGGCGCGGGAGATCGCGCGGGACGCGGTCATGTTCTGGCTACCCTGCAGATCGACGATCACGACGTCGGACACCTGATGGGCCTTTTCGATCTCCTCGACCACGGTCTTGTAGGTGATGTCCCCCACGACTGCGACGCTCTTGTTCTTGGCCTCGGCGTACCACTCAGCGCAGTGCTGGTTCTGATCGCAGTCGAGGACCGTCACCTTGCTGCCACGGGCGGCTAGCTGGGTGGCGAGGATCAGGGCAGAGGTCGATTTGCCGGCCCCGCCCTTGCTGGAAACAAACGGAATTACTGCCATGAACGACCTCCTTGCCGTTACTGCGGTGAGGTCGACCAATGCCATGAGGTTCTTAACATCAGGTAAAGGCATCACTGCCGTGACCGCAGTGGCTGGCATGACCGGATTGAAGCCAATGAATTCATTGACGTCATTGAATGCAGTCACGCCATTGGCTGCGGCCACTGACTTGGCTGCCTTGGCTGCCTTGGCTGCCTTGGCTCAGGTCACAGCTGACACTGCCATCATGTCGGTGACTGCAGTCCCTTACCTGACCTCAGTTACCGAGATCACAGCACGACTTCACTGCAGTGATCTGATTGGCTGCGGTGACTAAGGCCTTGTCGGTCAAGGCAGTCACCGAGATCACCGCAGTGATCTCAATGGGTGCAGTGATCTGATTGCAGGGATTACGGTCATTCACAGACGTCGTAGCCGGGGCCCAGGCCGGTTCTTGACGCCGAATCCAGCCGGGAGTCTTCTGGCGCCATGTCAGAAGAGCCCCGCCACTCCGTCTACCTCCGCCGCATCGATCCCGAGCGGAACATGAACCGGTTCTACGAGATCTCGGTGCATCTCGATTTGTTCGGCTACCACTTGGTCGAGCGGCGCTGGGGGCGACTGGGCAGGGGAGGGGAGGGGCAGCGCAAGATCGACGAGCACCCGACCGAAGAGGCTGCGACCGAAGCGCTGGAGCTGCTCGCCCGTCGCAAAATCAAGCGCGGTTACGAGGCCTGCTGACCCGATCGTTACGGGTTTCTTAACGACTCCGCGCGTGATCATCTCAAATTGCTGGGGACAATGGGCTTGACCGTTTCCCCAACGTGAGCCCTCATGGGCGACGCCTGCGCGAATCCGCGCAGGACGATTCGAAACTTTCAGAGGAGGCGGGATAGCCGCGAGACGCTGAAAATGGAAAGGCCTCCGAAGCTGGTAACTTCGAAGGCCCGAATTCCGTAGGGTTGGTCGCCCCGCTGCAATGGCGATCATCCCTGACATCGCTGGTCGAGTCAACGGAGATCTTCTCTCCGAACGGTTCCCCATTGCCTGCGTGAAGCGGTCCTGAAGGACCGATGCCCATCAACTATGCCAAGGCTGCATCCGCAGCCGTCAGCCCGCTGCCGGTGCGCCGCGGGCGGCGCCCGCTTGGGCGAGCCTTCCACGTCAGCCGCACGTGTGGTCCCTATCGGATCCCGCACGAGGCGATCGAGTTCATCGCACCGCTCCTGGAGAAAAGGGGCAACCGCGCCGAGGCTGCCGCGCTCCTGCGATTCCTGGCGCGCTACTGGTCGAGTCCGAAGAAGCTCGGAGAGCCGTTCCCGATCGTGCGCCGCACACAGGATCGCAAGGGGCTCGGGAGTCTCGGGGGCTTGAAGGACTGCGCCGAGCTCGGCCAGACCGAGGCCCAGATCCGCGGAGCCATCAAGACGCTGGTGGAAGCTGGCATCATCGTTCGCCTGAACCCCGACAGCGGGCATGTCCGAGGCGAGGATGGCATCCGGCGCCGGGTGGCTTGGTATCGCTTTGCGCCTGAGCTGGAGGCAATCTTCTCGGCAGCCAATACCCGGCCCTGCAAGCGCCGCGATTCGGCGGTTCGCAAATCACCCATAAGCAACCGGGGGTTTTCTTCGAAGGGGTTATTGGAGACTGTTCCTGAGACGATTGTGGTTACACTCCCGTCAATGGAAAAACCCACAAGAAAACCCTTGGTTGCTTATGGGCGATTTGAGCCGAAGCCCGCGGCCGATCCTCCGATGCCGGTGATCGCGGTCGCGCCTGTCAAACCTTTGTCGGCCGAGGCCTTGCGGGCAGGGCGGTTCGCCCGCTTCTACACGCCAGTTCGGCGACCATGAGGGGAAGGGGAGGGGGCGAGCTAGTCGCGCGGCCGGTTTCCTTTCGTCGGTTCTGCCGTGCTAAAAGGGGCTCATGTCACCCAGACGTCGTCCCTTTTACTGGATCCTGATCGACAAGGTACCGAGGCCCCTGGCGAACGACGAGCCGTCGCTCCTCCAGTGGGCGGAGTGGCATCAGAGTTTCGAGAACCGGGTTGTGGCGAAGACGAAGGTCGGCCCTGACATCGAGGTGTCGACCGTCTTCCTCGGGCTCGACCACGGGTTCATGGATGGCCCGCCGCTACTCTTCGAAACGATGGTCTTCGCCGACGATGACCATCCCGAGAACGGCTACGTTGAGAGGTACTCGACATGGGAACAAGCGGAGAGGGGTCACGCGGCGACAGTCGAGAGGCTCAGGCCGAGGCTGCGGCTCGTCCAGTGACGCGGGTTGAGCGGGGCAGGGCGCTGGCTGCAGCGATCCTGGAGCACGGAGCCGTGCAGATCACCGAGGGTATGTTTCTCGATCTCGTCGCGGCTTCGGCCGCCGATCGCCTCGAGGACGATACTCCGCCAGAGGAACGATATTGCTGGCAGTGCGGCCAGTATTGCGACGGCTGTCCGGACTGCTACTGAGCCCGAAGAGCGCTAGGAATCCGCCGACCGCGAGCACTGCCAACGACGCGACCATCGGAGCCGCCACGATGGCGAAGAGCCACTCCGTCGGCATCAGCGCGATCGTGAGCGCGCCAACGGTAATCCCGATGAACATGAGCGGAATCATGCGGTCTCCTCAGTCCTCGAGCGTGTGCTTGATGCCGGCCTGGTGCCAGGTGTCGGGCCCGTAGATCTCCTCCGGGGGAACTCCGAGCTCGTCGATGAGGACGACCATGGCGCGATCGAAATACGCCCTGAACTCATCGTCCTGGAGTTCGGTCGTCGAGCGCGGGATGATCGAGACCGCGCCGTCGAGCTCGCGCAGCTCCCGGTGCAACCCGCATTTGAGACGCAGGCGCCAATGCAGGGAATCGTGGTCGATGCCGAAGGCCTTTGCGACCTTGGAGACGATCGCGCGGTAGCGTCGGTAGAGTACCTCGTCCCGACGCTGTGGCTCGATATAGCAGGTGAGCCTGGCACCGATCCGATAACGCTCGATCACCTCGAGGTCCAAAGCGCTCGCGGCGACGAGCCCGTGCGGCTGTCTCACCAGCCACACGGTCGTGCGCTCAGTCTCGGATCGGCGCCTAGCCATCCGCGGCTTGCGCGATCTCGTCCATCTTCGCGACCGCCTCCTTCTGCACCTCCGTGCGCAGGGGAGGGGAGACCGCAGCCTGCCGGAAGGCCTTCGTAGCGTTCCAGACGGCTTTCAGCTTCTCGATGTGCTCCACGCTCGAGGCGGCAGCGATGGCACGGCGGATATGCGCGGCCCAGGCCTCCTCGTTATCGAAGGTCTCGACGATCGCGAACGGATCCTGCTCGACGCTCTGGGCCAGGTCGTCGTCGGCGCGATCGTCATCGAGATATTCGCGGGCGCCTTTCCCGCCGGCAGACTCGACACGCTTGCGGCCCTCCTCGCGCTCGGCCGCGGTCTTCCTGCGGGACTCGCGCTTCGGCTTGGTGATGCGCTTCAGCGCCTCTTCGAGGAGGTAATCGGCCTTCTCCTGCTGCGTGCGGGTGAAGCGCTCCCAGTCGTCCGAGAACAAGTCGCGGATCTCTTCGACGTCCTTCGCGGTTTGCGCTGCGGCGCAGTGCTCCTCGATCTCCGTCAGGGCAGCCTCGGGATCGAACTCATCCTCGGGCTCGGGAGAAGGGGCCGACGCCGGGGCCTTCATTGGCTGGGGGGCTGGTGAACCGACCCCGGCGTCGTCCACCGCTGCAACAGGGGCAGTTGTTGCAGCGATCTCGGTTTGCGTTTCCGCGAGTGCGATCCGCGGCGGGCGCGGAGGCTCGGTGTTGACGGGCGTATAGTCCACCTCTTCTTCCGAGCCAATCAGTTCCTCCGCGATCAACATGCCCTTGAGCACGTCCGCGAAGGTGTCGCGCAGCGCGAAGCCTCGCGCTCTCATCTTGAGCATCCGCTTGGGGTTTGTCACCCAAGGCGTATCTTTGTCGCCGGCCTGGCCTCCGCGCTTCATCCACAGTTTTGCAATCTGCGCGTCCCGGATCGAGAACTCGGCGACGATCTCTTCCTCGCCTTTGCGCTTCACCAGGCACAGGGCTTTGTAGTTGAGCTCGTCGCCTTGCGGGCGCTCCCAATCCTGTGGCTCAGGCCCCTCATGCCATTCCTTGAACCGCTCGAGCTCACGCGACGAGCGTACGACGGCGAGCGCCAGGTCGCCCCATATCCGAGGCATGCCATTGATGACCGCAATGCCTTGAATCGCCTGGAGCGGTTTCACGCCGAGCTCGAGCCCGTGCATGATCGCGACGGCGAGCTTCTCCGGAGTGTTCATCCCGTACGGCACGAGCCCGCTCTTGGCGAGGAGCTGCGCCATGCGCCAGACGTCATCAAACGTCTGCGGCACGATCGCATGCACGGTGCTTGATGCGGTGAGGGTTGCGACGTTCGGGTGCGCAGGCTCGACGACCATCGGTGCGTTCATTTGACCTCTCAGCGGGCGGATGAGCTTTCGACGAAGGTGACGCCGGGAATCGGCTGCTTCTCCTTCGATCGCGCGGCGGCATCGGCAATTCGCTGCACGGTTGCCTTCACGTCGGGGTGGTCCCGCAGGGCCGCGAGCGCCGCGTGGTAATCGACGATCTCCGCGCGCCAGGTGGTGGTGAGCGAGACCCTGCGTGCGACCGTCTGCACAGCCGGCTTCGGCGCCGGCTCATCATTGGCGGGGGAGGGCATCGCCTCGCGTGCGAGCTTCGCCTGCAGCTGCAGGTGCTTCGTGAGCGCTCCCTTGATGAGATCCTCGCCTTTCTTCGCGAGCGCCTGGACCGGCAGGTACTTCTCCTGGATCGCGCGAGCAGCGTCGTCGTGCGGTTTCTTCTCCGTCTTCCGGAGTTCCTCGAGGCGCTTCCAGGCCTGGGCAAACCGCAGGCGCCAGTTGCCGAATCGAGTTGCGCCCACATCGTCGGCGATCCCGGGCTTGAGCGCTGCCTCGAGCTCGGCGAGCTCGCTCTCGACCTCGACTTTCAGCGCTTCGAATGGATCCGCCGGCAGGTTCGATTTCGAGACCGCGGGAGGAGGAGCTTCGTCGGGCCAGCGGCCGGCGCCTTCTTCGGCATAGGCCTTCAGCCAGTAATCATACCACTCTGCCGTGACCGGGTGCCTGCAACAGTAGCAGAAGACCCTCTCGCAAAATTCCTCCTCGTCGAGCACGGTCGTCGGCCGGTTCGGGCCCCATTTCACGCGGAGCCCGCATTCGTCCCGCCAGATCTGCAGCGGGATCATCTGGCCGCTGCGCGTGCGGTGTCGGTAGAATCCCCATTCGGCTTTGCCAACCGTGAGCTCCAGCGGCTCGCCGCGCAACGCGGAGATCCAATAGTCCCATTCCTTGTGGGCAACGGCGGCTCCAGCGCTCATGCGTGGCCTATCTCCGGGTAGTGGATGGCTTCCGCGCCCCACGGCTCGCCCTCGAGCCGCCTTTCGACGCCGCGCAGGATATGCAGCAGCAGGACAGGAGCAGCGGCATCTGGCGTCATGACCGCCTGTTGAGCGAGCACGGTTCGCAGCATCGTCGTGATCGCTTCCGTAAAGGCGATCTCGAAAGCTGCCATCATCTCGGGGACATCGGCTTCCCGATCGATCATGTCGCCAAGGCTCGTCAGCGTGGCGCGCATGAGCGCCCGCGTGACCTCGATCGAGTGCGGCGGGGCACCGAGCGCGACTTGCCTCTCGATCTCTTCATCCAGGCGCGCGAGCATGCGTTGCGCTGCGTCGCGACCTGGCGTGATCGTCGTCATCACCAGCCTCCGTCGAGAAGCGTGAGGGCTCCGTGCTCGGCCGCGAGTGGTCCCGACGCGAGACTCGAAATGAGACCAATCGTGCCGAGCAGGAGAGCGATCAGGACCAGGGCCCGCGCCGCCATGGCGCGCATCATCTTGCTCCAGGTCCGGATATTGTGCGCTTCGGCGAGAATGGGCCCGAGCGAACGCAGGGTGACCTGCCAGGGCCGAATCCCATGGCCGGCGAGAACGGCAAGCACGGCCTGCTCATCACCGAGATCGACGTCGCTCTTCGCGAGCAGTTCGGCGAGCGCAGCCTCGGTGGAGACCGGTTCGGCCGCATTGACGACCTCGAGTGTTGGCATGTCATGCAACCGAACGGCGCAACTCGCCTGCACGACGGCGCAGCCAGTCAGCAAACGCCTGCAGTTCCTCGGGCTCCGCACGAAACCACGACGGCTGCTCGCGCGCGATCTCGGCGAGTGCCTGAATGGTGTCCCAGATGTCTTCGCAATGGTTCGCTGCTGCGAGCCGTCCCTTGCACTCGCACATGTCCTCGATCTCTCGGATCACCGCCTGAAAGAGCGGGTGCGATGTCGGGCTGGAGCGGGTAGATGCCGGGATGGGAACGTCCCTTCTGGTCGAAGCGCGCATGTGACCCCCCTAAACTTTCCGTTAGGGTATTTGGGGCAAGCGTTCCCCGTCAAGCGGGGAGGGCGGCAAAATTCAGGGCCCCGCGGCCTTGCCTGCGGCGAGCTGCTGCGCCACAAATGGAAAGCCCCTCGGCCTGCATGCGGGCGCGAGGGGCCTCAATCGGGTAACGTGCTCGGCATGGAGATCCCCCGATTGGCGACGGTGCAACGCACAATGAGCGTTGCCGTTCCGTGCAGCCACAACATCTTGTGGCTGTGTGGCCTCCCCGACACAAGCCGGGTTGGGGGGTAGGGGGGAGCTCGCGCGCACGCGCGGGGTGAGCCACTACGCTGTATCCAGGTAGCGCTAGTACCTGAATCGTAGAGCGCTACATCGACGTACTAGGCACCCATTCCTTCAAACAAGAATCCTTACTCCGGTACCAGGTTAGTGTATCCGCGCGCGAAGGATTCAGGCCATGAGCCTAGCTGACCTCGCGGAGGACTCGCCCCGCGCTGTAGGACTCGAGGCGCTGTGGTGCTGCTGGAAGTTTAGTGCTGGGCGCGGCTTTATGTGGCTGATGATCACGCCGACGATCCGGATGCTACCCTTACGCAGGTCGGTATCGCGCTCGAGCACGTAGGGCCTGTGCTTGCGGCTCGTCGAATGTGGCACAAGCTCAAAGCCCTCAGAAGTGATCCGGAATTCCTTGATGCTTAGTTCGATCTTTCCGGTCGCGTCGCGGCTTTCGACGACTACCCAATCACCCGTCGCGAGTGCGACCTCAGCGAGCCAGGGATTGATGCACACTACCTGATCGCCCTTGGTGAGGCCGGCTAAGTCCATCGAGTCGCAACGGACCACGAATCCATACTGCTTGTGCTCACGGTAGTTTGGATTGTAGCCAGACAATATAACCCCCAGGTCCGCGTCGTCGAACCAATGCGACGGATGCCACGCCCCTGCTTCTGCCTCGCCAACAATAGGAACATCGAGGCTATTGGGTAATCTACGCACACTACGAACCCAAGTTGGTGGGCGGAGTTCATCGCTCTCGCCTCTTAGAAAACTTGCGTCACAATCTAATGCTTCGGCTATTAGTCTTAGATTTGAATCCTTTAGCTCTTTGACTGCGCCTCTTAGGAATTTATTAAGAACTGATCTATCGAGGCCTGAGCTGTCGGAGGCACGGTTCGCTGAGATCCCCAGATCATTTAACCTCTGCCGGATCCGTTCCCTTACGATGTCGGTCATCTGCGCCTGCTGCCCGGTTGCACACTTGCCATTCGTGTCTTCCGTTCTACCCGAAACGGGGTGGGGAATCTATAGCCCAACCCTCCTCTAGGGATCGTCCGATCGGCTGAGTCGTGCCCCAAAATCTGGTTGACGGTGGGGAAAGTCTTCTCCACTTTGGAGGGCATGACACCCGCCACCGACGCCTATCGCGCTGAACTCCTCCGCCTCGCCGACGAAGTCCATGCCCTCACCGGGCTCAGCGATCCCGGGATCTCACGGGCAGTGTTTGGAGGCGACAAGCGTTTCATCCGGCGCCTGCGGGACGGCGAAAACTTCACGATCGAAAAGGGCCAGCGCCTCGAGGCGTTTCTGCGCGAGCACATCGCTGCCATGCGCGCCGACGCGGCGTGATGGAGGCACGCGATGGCTACGCAATCGGCTCCCGTCCAGGAACTCCCGATCGCCGACATCGTGGTCGGCGAGCGCTTTCGCAAAGATCTCGGCGACATCGTGCTGCTCGCTGAGAGCATCGAGCGTCTCGGGCTTCTGCAGCCGATTGGTGTCACACAGGACCGTAGGCTCATCTTCGGCGAGCGGCGCATCGAAGCCTTCAAGCATCTCGGGCGCGAGACGATTCCTGCCCGGGTGCTCGACATCGAGTCGATCCTCGAGGGTGAGTTCGACGAGAACGAAACCCGCAAGGAGTTCACGGTCTCCGAGCGTGTCGCGCTTGCTCGCGCGATCGAGAAAGAGCTCGAGGGACGGCAGGGACGTCCGACGACGAAAACCGTGGAACCGGTTCCGGGGTTTGTGAAAGGGCATACCCGTGACCTGGTTGCCGAGCGGGTCGGCCTCGGAAGCGGCAAGACTTACGAGAACGCGAAGACCGTTGTCGCCAAGGGCGCTCCGGAGCTCGTGGCGGCTGTCGACGAGGGCAAGGTCGCGATCAAGCCGGCCGCAGAATTCGCCAAGCAGGCGCCCGAGAAGCAGGCGGAGCTGATCAAGCAGGCCGGCGATGCCAAGGCCGCTGTGGTGGAGTTCCGCAAGAGCCTCCCGACCAAACAGGATGCTCGGAAGATCGCTGCCGAGACAGGCAACCCGACGCTCGGCCGGGACGGCAAGTTTCACACGGATGCAACCGACGAGGAGCGCCGCCAGGGCGATCTGTACCTGCAACTCTGCGGCGGCATGCGTGCCATCCTGGGGCTTGGGCTGACGCCCGAGGAAGCGCTCGACTGCGTGACGCCTGACTCCGACATCGTCTTCGGCCCGCTCATCGACCGTCTTGCACCCTTCATCCGCGATCTCGAGCAAGCCTGGAGGCGTCGCAATGCAGCCTGAGCGGCAGAACGCATCGCTCTCACTGTCTCAGAACGAGACCGACGACGAACTCACGCCGCGCGAGGCCCGCACCAGGCTGCGCGAGGCGATGCAGACCGAGTATCGCAACTTCTACAAATACGGACGCCGCGCCCGTGTGTCGGACGTCGTCGCGTTTGTGAGCGACGCGCATCCAGACCTCGTCGCGGTGCTCGAGCAGGATCTGATCACCCGCGCGCTGCACGATATGGCCGCGAAGGTCGCGAGCTCGTGGGCAGCCGTGAAGGATAAAGGGGAGCGTCAGCTGGTGCTCCCCGGAATGAGCAAGCACCTGACGGAACGGTTGCCGCCCGCCCTGTCGGTTCCGGTCGATGGCAACGTCAGCGATATCTCCTTCGTGCCGGCCCAGGAGGCCACACGCGCAGAGTGGAGAGCGCATCTCGAGTACCTGCTTCAGCAGCACAGAGGGCTCGGGCTCGTGATCGAAGCCATCCAGGATCTGCTCGCGCGCGGTGACGCGCTGTCGTGTCCCGACAATGAACCGCTGGTGCCTTGGATCTCCAAGCGCGCCGCGAGGGCGTAAGCGTCCCCGGAAAACTCCAGAGCAGGCCTGGAGAGTCCCCGGTGTCGAGCCTGCACCGGCACCGTTAACCGCCCCGGAGTAATGCGTAATGGGTGAGACGTCAGAGAGGATGATTGCCAGCAAGGTTCTCGTCGCGCTGGTCAACGAAGGCAACAACGTGGTCTCCAAAATTGCGGAGATCAGGGGCGCGCACGGCGAGCGCGTCCTTCATCACAAGGAAAACTCCAACCTCCACACCGGAGTCTTCAACCTCATCAAGCGGCTCGACCGCATGGATGAACTGAAACGCGAAGAGTACCTCGACAACCTCGAGGCTTACGTCGGCATCATGCGCGCCGAGAAGTGGAGCCGGAACTCCCACTACGGTGACCTGGCCGCGCAGGCGAAAGAGGAAGACGAGCCCGCTCCCGCGAACGGCGGCATGCCCCTCGAGGAGGCTGAGAAGGCATTCGAGGCCAATGCTCACCTGGCGCCGGCTCCCGAGGAGGTCGATGCCAAGGCTGAGAAGCGGGCCCGCGGCCGGCGCAAGAAGACCGAGGCGTCCGACAGCGTCGAGTCGTTTCGCGAGTCCATGAGGTCCGAGATCGCGAAAGGCGACGCGCATATCCGCGAGGTCTCCGCGCAGCTCGCGTCGAACGACGACAGTGCTGCGCCGCGGCGCGAGCGGCGCAAGCCCGCGAAGGCAGACGGCAGCTACACGATCCTGAACTGATCGCGCGCCATGAACGTCTGGGCGTTTGATCTCTCGATCAAGACAGGCGTTGCGATGGGTCGTCCTCCCAAGGATGACCTGTCGCGCCTGAACTCGATGACGGTCAGCTTGCGCAAGCGCAAGTACGAGGATGTCGACGAGGACATCGCGCACATGTGCGAGAACCTCGAGACGTTCCTCGACCATCGTCTCGGGTGGAAAGAGGATTGGCCCGACAGGATCGTCTTTGAGGCGCCGCTCAACCCGACCGCGAAGCCGCGGGACGGGCGCCCCCGCGGGGCGCTGGAGCTATGGCTTCCGATCGCCCTCGTCACGACGCTGCGCCTCAAGGCCCAGAAGGAAAGGATCCCGATCGAGAAGGTCTGGCCCGCGACCGTCCGCGCGAAGTTCATCGACAAGGCGAATGCCGGCGAGCGCAGGGACACCAAGAAGGCTGTCCTGAACCGCTGCAAGGAATGGGGCTACCTCCCGTTCTACTGCACCGACGACAACCGCGCTGATGCGGTGGCGATCTGGCACTGGGCGCAACGCACGCACGGGCGCTGGACGCCTCCCTACGAGATCATGTTCGGCCAGCGCGTGCCGATCGGCGTCGCTCGCCTCGCAGGGGCAGGGTGATGGCGCTGAAGGGCAAGGACTTCTTCGAGCCACTGCCCGCAGCGCGGCCCGCGAAACCGCCGCCTCCGCCTCCGCAGGAGCCTTTGTGCTCCGACTGCGGTGACCCCGCCAATCCGTCGTGGGGTGACCGCGGAAAGATCTACTGCCGCATGTGCGCGTCTCCGGAACTGCGCTTCGCGGCTCGCTCCTACGCCAAACGGTACGGGTCCGATCATGAAGAGTAAGCGCGCGGCACGCGACGAGGTTATTGGTGAACTGGTCGACATCTCGCGCGAGCTCGCGCACCTCAACAACCGTGTCGCCGGCTGCATGGGAATGCTTCTCAACCTGCAGCCCGATGTTGCGCGGGCGACGCTGAGCCTGCGCGACGAGGTACTGGTCCTCTGGTCGCGTACCGATCTCTCCCAGGAGGAGATCGGAGAGTGCTTCGGGCACGGTGATCGTTGGGTCCGCACGCATATCGCTGAGGCCCGCGAGGCCGGCGATCCGCGCGCCATCTCCCAACGTGACAGATCCTCCACGCACGCCTCCCGGCGGATGAGCCGCGCCCCGGGCAAAGACGCCTCCGATCGGAGCGTGGAGGTAGGCTTGTCGGCGAGCCAACAGCAATCGGAGGAAGAAAGCACTGGCCAGGTGCAGGTCGGGAATGAGCCCGAATCCACTGAAGCCGTGTCGGCCGGGAGCGACGCTGGCGGGGAGGGGACTCCTCCTGACCCCGAACCGCCAGCGGCTCCCGAGACTCCCGCCACCATCCGGGAGATCGTGTGCCAGCGCTTCACGGCGTTCAACACGGGCGAGGGGTTGGCATCGATCGCGGGGGAGCCCGAGCCGGCGCCGGCTGCCCCCCTCGAAACAGCTGCCGAAAATGATCGCGCGGAAGAGCCTGCGCCTGAGCCGATTGCAGACAGTCCCGAGACTGTGCGGATCAACGGCCCGCGGGGCGCGGTCGAGATCCTGAGCCAACTCGCGCGGTCACTGAAGCGCACGTACGACGGATATCCCTATTCGCTGCGCACGCTCACCGACGACGGCGGCTGGCCGAGCATCCCGGCGTTTCACCGTGCGCTGATCGAGGCGACGCCGACCCTGCAATCCGTCGGCATCGACGTGATCTTCCTCAACAAGGAACTCGTCAGGCTCCGAGGCATCGGGGGATGAGGGGACTCTTCGCGCCTCTCGAGGCATGGCAGTTCGGGGATCTGCGCCCGCACTACTACTCCCTTGTGGTCGCGGATCCGCCCTGGCGCTTTCGGACCCGCAGCGAGCGTGGTGGCGAGAAAAGCGCATCGAAGCACTACCGCTGCTACCCAGTCGAAGAGATATTCTGGCGCTTTCCGATCGGAGATCTCGCCGATCCCGACTGCCTGCTGTTGTGTTGGGCGACCGCGCCACTCCTCGACAAGCAGATCGAGTGCGTCAAAGCCTGGGGCTACGAATACAAGACCCTGCTTTACTGGGAGAAGATCTTCCTGTCGGGCAGGCCGGCGATCGGCACGGGCTACCGCGTGCGGTCTATGGCGGAGCCCGTCATTGTCGCCACGCGCGGCGAGCCGAAGCATGCGGCGCTCCCGGGCCTGTTCAAAGGCATCCGGCGGAAGCACTCCCAGAAGCCTGAAAGCTTCTACGAGATGGTCGACGAGCGCTGCACGCAGTTGACGCGGCGCGCGGATGTCTTTGCGCGCACCAGGCGCCCCGGCTGGCATTCCTTCGGGGATGAGCTCGACATGTTCGAGGCCGCGGCATGAGCGTGGACTTCTATGTCGGGATCCATCAGCCGAGCGATGCGCACCGGTTCCACCGCGTGTGCATCTCGATCCACCGGTTGATGACGCGCCGCAAGCCGCTCGGCGCCCGCCAGGTATTTATCGACTCGGGCGCGTTCTCGACGCTCGACCAGCACGGCGGATACCCGCATCCGGTCGAAGCTTATGCCCGCAGGCTGTGGGAGCTGCACACGCAAGGGACGGCCCGCATCGTGGCGGCGTCGGCCCAGGACTACATGTGCGAGCGCTCCGTCGTCGCGAAGCTCTTGCAGGTCGACGAGAAGGATCTCACGGCGAAGCGTCACGCCGAGATGGTGCGCCATCACCAGCAACTGACGATCGAGCGCTATGACCTATTGCTCGCCGCCCTCGAGGATCTGTTCGAAGGGCGGATCCCTTTCGCGGTGATCCCCGTTCTGCAGGGATACAACCCGGAAGATTATCAGCGTCACATTCGGATGTATGGGTGTCGCCTCACAACGAGCATGTGGGTGGGCGTGGGAAGCGTCTGCAAGCGCAATGGCTCTGTAGCGGACGTCATCCACATTCTCGCCGGCATCAAGGGGTTTAGGCCCGATCTGCGATTGCACGGCTTCGGCTTGAAGAAGACGGCCTTGAAAGACCCGTGCGTGCGGGCGCTGCTCTATTCGGCCGACTCGATGGCGTGGAGCCTGCACGCGTTCAAGCATGCGATCGAGGAGAGGGTCGCGCTCGAGGAGGAACTCGGGCGCAAGCTCACGGCCCGGGAAGCGCGCGAGATCCTCCGGTCCCGGGGCATCAAGCCTCGCTCAGCAAACGACTGGCGCGAGGCCGCGGCCTTCGTCGAGGAGGTCGAATCCGTCGCTGATCTCACCGAGACCCACTGGCAGATGTCATTGCCGCTGCTTCAGGAGGCTGCCGAATGAAAGCGCTGGCCTATGCGAGCCTCGCCGCATTCCTGCTCACGGTACCGCTGAGCAATTGGTTCATCGAGAATGTCGGCGACTGCTCCGCGGGCCCGTGTGTTGTGCCGGTCGGCTTCGGGATCCTGGCGCCGAGCGGGGTTCTCATCATCGGGCTGGGCCTGGTGCTGCGAGACCTGGTGCATCGCTTCTTCGGAAGCCGTGTGGCGTTTGCCGCTATCCTGGTCGGCGCCGCCCTGTCGGGAATCCTGGCGTCGCCGATCCTGGCCTTTGCCTCGGCTGCCGCGTTTCTCGTGTCCGAGACCGTCGATCTGTTGGTCTATGGGCGCCTGCGTCCCCTACGCCCCGCCATGGCTGTCTTCGCCAGTGGCGCAGTCGGCGCGCTGGTCGACTCGCTTGTCTTCCTCTGGCTCGCCTTTGGCGACCTGTCCTACCTCGCCGGCCAGACGATCGGAAAGGTCTGGATGTCGCTGCTCGCGGCCCTGATCATCCGCCAGATGGCGTCGGCGCCGAGGACCGCATGATGGCGGGGGAACAACGACGCACAGCCAGGGCCGCTCTCGGTCTGCCAGAAGAACGCGTGATGCCGCACAACCTCGAGGTCGAGGCTGCGGTGCTGGGCTCGCTCCTCCTCAACAACGACGCTTATGGCAAGTGCGCGGACATCCTCACGCCCGAGTGTTTTTTCGAAGACTTGCATCGCAAGATCTTTGAGGTCACGTCCGCGCTTCTCGCGCAGGGCAAGACGGCCAACGCGATCACGCTCAAGTCATTCCTCGCCGACGTCGATCTCGGGGGACTGACGCTCGGGCAATATTTGTTCCGCCTGCAGTCGGAAGCCGCACTGCCCTCGCAAGCGCGGGAGTATGCGATGATCCTGAACGACCTGCACGTCAGGCGGCAGATGATCTCAGTCGCCGAGGACATGCTTGATGTCGCCTACAATGCGCCGCCCGCCGCGACCTCCAAGAGTCTGGTCTACGCGGCTGTCGACCGCCTCGTGAACCTGCGCGCCGACCCTGGCGAGCACTCGGATTTCGAAGCCTTCGATACCGCCTCGGACAGGGCTGTCATCTCGGCCCAGGAGGCCTACAAGGCCGGCGGTGCGCTGGTCGGTCTCTCGACAGGCCTGCCGCGCCTCGACGATGCGCTCGGGGGCTTGCAGGACACCGACCTCATCATCCTCGCGGGCCGTCCCGGCATGGGAAAGACGGCCCTCGCCACGAACATCGCTTTCAATGTCGGACGCATGCTGAAGGGAAAGCGGAATGCCGGCGAGCGTACCGGTGTGGTGGGCTTTAACTCTCTCGAGATGTCATCCGAGCAGCTCACCAAGCGGATTATCTCCGAGCAATCGGGCGTGCCGCTCTGGAAGGTGCGCAGGGGCTTTGCGACCGAAGAGGAGATGGAGCGCTTCATCCTTGCACAGAGGGAACTCCGTGGCCTGCCCCTCGAGATCGATCAGACGGGGGAACTGAGCATCGCGGCTTTGCGTCTGCGAGCGAAAGCCTTGAAGAAGCGCAAAGGTCTCTCGTTGCTGATCGTCGACTACCTGCAACTGTTGAAAGGATCCTCGAGAGCCAACGACAACAGAGTCCAGGAGGTAACCGAGATTACCACCGGTCTCAAAGCGCTCGCCAAAGAACTCGAGGTACCAGTCATCGCGCTCTCGCAGCTGTCCCGCAAGGTCGAAGAGCGTGATGACAAGCGTCCGATGCTGGCCGATCTGCGCGAGTCCGGCTCGATCGAGCAGGACGCGGACATCGTGATGTTCGTGTATCGCGAGGAGTATTACCTGCGGAAAATGAAGGCGCCTCCGGATGGCACGGAGGCACGGCTCAACTACGAGCGCGCGATGCAGCGAGCGTGCGGCATCGCCGAGGTGATCGTCGGGAAAAACCGGCATGGTCCGGAAGCGAGCGTCGTGCTCGGGTTCGACGCGGACGTCACGAAGTTCCTCAACGAGCCGTGGGAGCGGGAGATCGAGCCGCTGCCCGAGCGGGAGCGGAAGGAGAAGCAGAAGCGGTTCAACCCCGAGGTGTCGGCTGCACTCGGGGCAATCCGCAGCGCAACCTCGAGTCAGCATGCAGTGAACCCGAGCGATTGGCAGCGCCGTGAGGACCGCAGGTTAAAGAAGAGCACGCGCCTGGTGCCCGTGGAGATCGCGCGCAGCAAGTTCGCCGACGATCTCGGGCCCGGGTTCACGGAGAAGCAGATCGAGACGAAGTTCTCGACCGCAGTGCTGACTCTGCAGAGGGAGGGCATCGCCTACTGGACGCGCGGCGAGGCTGAGGGCGAATGGTACGTCTTCATGCCGGAACTGACGGGCTGACCATGGGCAAGCACCGAGACGTCCCGGAGAGGCTCACCCAGGCACAGATGCGGGTGGAGCGCTATCGCGGCCAGATGGAAGCCCACTTCGCAAGGGCCGACCGCTGCAAGAACCGCGGCGAGGGCGAGAAGGAGCGGCGCGCGAACGAGCTCGGCGAGCGTGCCAAGCGGCTGGCGAGCCAGTGGCAGAAGGAGGTGCGGCGCCTGACGAAGATCCTCCGGATCAGGGAAGCCCTCGAGGCGCGGGCTCCCGCGGCGCGGCCGGCGCCGAGAGCACTGACGCCGAAGCAGCAGAAGGAACGCGAGAAGCGCCAGCGGTTGCAGCGCGCCGAGATCGAGTCACGGCGCAAGCATTTCTCGGCGGCGGGTGTCGACTGGGATCCGCGTACCGCCAACGGGCAGCGCCAGTTCCACCTGGCGTCGCTGGGGCCGACGTTGCGCGCGAGCGTCAGTCACTTCGACTCGTGCTTCAAGCGGCAGGTCGATCGCACGGATGCGCGCATCCTGACCTGGTCGAAGCTCGAGGAGCACTTCCACAAGGTGCATGCCGGCCTGATTCCGGCGCCACGCTATGAGCCAGGCGTCGACACCTCCACGCTCCCGGGCGTGTCGGATGCGCGCCTCGATGCCCAGCGCACTGACCACTTCCTGCGCCAGTGGCTCGGCCGGGACATGCACGGGCTGTTGTTAGAGGTGATCTACCTGCAGCGCACCTACAGGGAGCTCGCCACGGAGGGCGGCGAGCACGAGCGGGTGGTGGCTGCGATGTTCAAGCGGGCCCTGGATGGGGCCGGCGCCTACTGGGGAATCGGGGAGGACAACGCTTTCGGGCGCGAGGTGAACGCGGTCCTCCACCGGGCCGAGCAGGCCTAGTCTCATCGGGTGTGGGTTTTCTGGCTCTGCCGGCGGGCAATGGCATAGATCACCAGACCGGCGACCAACCCGAGGACTGGGCCGAGGAACATCAGATAGATATCCGTTCCGGTCATTCTTGGAGCCCTCCGAGGAGCCTTCTCGCCAGCAAATGTAGGCTGACCCCGGCGACAAGCCAAGCGAGCGCGGCCAGGGTCGTGACGAGGGCTCCTCTGGCAGCGGAACCGGGCACATCGAAGGTCATGGCGACAAGCGGCGTCACGAAGCCTGCGGCAATCATCGCGACGCCGACGCCGTTCAACGCCGAGGCCGAAAGCTTGACCCGCTCATTGTGGATGAGGCTCATGCGAGACGGGCCTAGAGGGGGCAGCGGCCCGCCATGCGGCATTCGTGGCGGAGCTTCTCGGCATCGCTCCCACCGAGCGACGCCCACCAGCACTCGATCTCGCCTCGGGGCCGGATGCAGTGGAGGTGACCGACGTATTTGTCGAGGAAAAGCTCGACGCCGGATTGGATCTCCTTGCAGTCGCCGCTTCTCTTCTTCTGGCGCATGAATTTCCCGAACGCTTCGACGTCCCCTGCCAGCGTCGAAAGCTTGCGCGCGTCGGAGTAATTCGCACAGGCGAGGTTTGCGCTGTCGAGCGTCACGGAGTCAGCGGTGGCGGGGCCGGCAGCGAGTAGCGCCAGCGCAATGAGTATCTTCTTCACGACTCGTCTTCCTGTGTGGGTGTCACGTAACGCAAGGCCCGCGCACGGGCCTCCGCCTGTTCCGGGGTGTCATCCTCCCGGGGATCGAGGATCCCGTGCTCCTTGAGCGCGAGAATGGCCTCCGCAACCCTGTCCAGAGTGATCATGGCCTCGTCGACCTGGGTTGCCATCTCATCTCGGCTCCAGATCGCCCGGTGCTCCTCGAGGACGGCCTGGACCGCGGGAGCAGGGAACATCAGCTGCCTCGGGGGCTCGTCAGGCCACAGGTAGGCGTTCCCGCGCTCGACGATCCGCTCCGCCTGCTCCTTGCTGAAACGGCCGGCTTTGTCGGTCCTGGTCGTGTAGCCGAAGCCACCCCTCCAGAAGCGCTGATGCACTCGCGACCAGATCAGGTAATCCTTCTCGGACATCAGTGCCCCCCTCGAATCGTCCGCAGCTCCTCACGGGTCTTTAGCCGAATGAGCTTGATAGTCATGCCCGTGGCTCGGGCGAGTTGCTCGGCGACCGGGACGAGGGAGCGCAGCCGATCGGCATCGGCGGCGATGAGCGGCATAGGGACGCCGCCTATGGTCGCCGCGCAGAGGCCCTCGTTGCCCTGCTCGTCGACCGAAACAAAGGCATAGACCTCGTCGATCCGGAGCAGCTGATTGCCCGGGTTGTGGATGACAGTATCGCCCATGGTCTTCGCGCCAGCCTCGACGAGGTCGTCGATGAAGGTCTTCCAGCTTTTCTCAGTCATTTAGACCTCGCAGCCGGATCCAGTTCCGGCTCGCCATACCTGGCGCGGTACTCGGCGACCAGGCGCTGGCAGTTCGGGACGACCACATCGACGCTGGAAGCCTGCCCGCTGGCATAGTCCCAACCGTCGATGCGCAACTTCCAAAAGACCCGCCGAACGTCGCGCCAGATCTCGTAATACTCGCTGGAGCCCAGGATCTGCCGGCCTTTGTTGGAGACCCGCGCGCCGAGGCACCACGTGATGACGAAGCCGGCGGGGTCAGTATTCATAGCCATGGCTCGTCAGCACCTGTGCCATGTTCGCGCCCTCCCAGGATCCCGGGCGGGTGTGAACCATCTCGACATCGGCGAGGAGCATCTGGATGAGCCCCTCGATCGTGAGCTTCCCGTGCGTGCCCGGGAACTCGCGACCATCATTCACGCTGTCCAGGATGCGCTGGATCGTCTGCGCCTGCTCATCCGAGATCTCTATCTTGAGCTTCACTACTGCCCCCTCTGCTCGTGCGCCTCGAGCGCTTCTGCTGCAGCCTTCGCGAGATCGCGCGCGAATTCTTTCGTGATGCTGGTTTCCCCGTCCCAGTCCTCTGCTGTCTTGGGCGGGTAGCGGTCGTCGAGCATCCGCAGCCACATCGCGCGTGCCATCACCTCGATCCGCTCGCGCGCGTGCTCGTCCCTGTTCCGCAGTAGTTCTAGGGCGTCACGCCGGTTGATCTCCTCGGGCGTGAGCGGGCGACGCTTGAACGAGATCACGTTCGACTCTGGTAAGCCGTCGTCCTGCTCAGCCATGTTGTCTCTCCTCCGCCGCGAGCAGCGCTGCGGCCTCCTCGACCTCGCTGACCATGACCACCTGGATGCCGCTCGATGCGTAGATCTTGCGGAGCTGCTCGAGCGTCGCGCCGGCAGCCTCGAACCGCTCGAGGAGCGCAATGCGCGTCGTGTGCCTGTCGCAGGCGTAGTTCTTGATCTGACGGAGGACGCTCGGATAGTCGTCGCCGACCACTGGCTTGCACTCGACGTGGAGCCACAACCGCTCGGAACACCGCATCACGGCATCCAAGTCTCTAGCCCCGTGGAGGCCATGCGTCCGGAAGTTCTCGCGCCCGTCGATCAGAACCTTCCCGTCGAGGGTTGCGTTGAACGTGACATCCCAGCCGGCCGACTCGAACACGAGGTGTGAGATCGTGATCTCCGCGCCTTGGAACTCCGGGTCTCCGAGTTCCGCCTCCTCTCCTTGTCGCCGAGCGCTCTCCTGGAGATCCTCGACCTCCGTCGTTGCCAGGCTCAGGCATACGGCCCGTGGGTCAGCCCATTTGGGCTCGACGCAGAGCGCTAGCGCGCGGCAGAACTCCTCGTCGAGAAACCGCGCCTGCAGCCTGTTGTGCTCGGGCGTGTCGTCCGTCTTGCCGCCTGCGTTCACGACGGACTGGTAGAGATCCCGCCAGCGCTCAGCGAACCACGGCTGCGCGAGCAGCCATGTGCAGTATTCCTGGTCGCTGATCATCACCTCGACGGGCTGATCCTTGTATTTGCCGAACGGCACGACCTCGCCGCTCTTCGATCGTGTGCCCATCTCGCTCACCTCCCGCGCGAGGTGCCGAAGAGACAGTCGTCGGGCTCCTCCTCGGGCGCCGCGGCAGGGGGCAAGCCTACCCGCTCACGGAACCCGGGATCGGACATCGAGTCCCTCCAGGATGCCTCCTCCCGCACCTCCTGGATGAAGGTGCTGACCATGCGCGGCATCTGATCGACCTGCGCCTTGGTGAGCTCGAGGACAAGTTTCACCTCACCGCTCTCGTCCGCGAAATGGACCTGGAAGCGCTGGCTCTCCCAGTCGTTGGTCGGGCGACCGACAGCCAGCTGCACCTTGGTGGGTATGAGGTGCGCAGCATTGACGACGGATTGTGGTCTCATGGATGACGCCTTTGTTGGTTGTGCGGGAAGAATCCCCTGAGCCCCGTGACACGCACGGGGCTGGAGGGCGTCTCCGTCACTGCCCCTGCTTGCCCTCTGCCTCGAGCGCTTGCTCGATCGCCTCGAGGGTGCCGTCGATCTGCTTCGCCTGCTCCATGATGCGGACAGCATAGACGCGCGACGCTTCCCGCTTCTTCTCCGTCCCTTCACCCCCGAAGATCTCGTTGCTGGTCTGCTCGTCGCGGATCACGCGGACGATCTCGAACAGCTTCATGAGTTCTTTCTGCGCGCTCATGACTGGCCTCCTTTGATCTTCGCGAGGGCCGCTGCGCGATCCTTCTCCTGCACGGGCCGGAAGCCCGCGAACTTGCCGTTCTCGTGGAGGATCTCGTCCCACACGCCCATCGTGTCCCTGTAGATGACACGGCGGGGCTCACTGAAGGGACCGACGAGGAGCCGGCGCTCCTGCAGATCTTGGATGACGAGTTCAGCGTCGTTCGTGACGCTCTTGCCGTTGTCGTGGTCGACGATGCAGACAACGCCCTGGATGAGGCTGACCTCGTAGTCAGCCCGCGGTGGTGCGAACATGTCCTGTGTCCTTTCGTTCGCCTGGTTGAACTTGTTCTGGATCCGGCACACGGGGCCGAAGCCAGCCTCCCGTGAGACGGGGTCTGTGAGGGCCTTGCCGCAGCAGCGGCAGTACGGTGACGCCATCACACCGCTCCGGCATGCTCGATGATGCCTGCGTCCCGGGCCAGCGCGGCCGTCGACGGCCAGCGCTGCATGTCCTTCTGCATCGCAGCCAGGTAGGCGCTCTGCGTCAGCGGCACCTCACAGCGCGCCAGGAGCGTGTCGAGGGCGAGCCACCACTGCGGCGAGACCGTCACAGCCCGAATCCCTCGGATGACGCAGTCACGCGCATCGAGGAGCAGGACCGTGGTGAGCAGCCTCGTCTCGGGCGGAGCGAAGTACACCTGGTTCACGCTCTTGAGGATCTCGCCAGCCTTCGGCTCGACGCCGATCGCATAGGGTGCATCGAAACTGATCTTCTCGCCGAGCAGGGAGAACCACAGGAGCGGCGGGCTCGGGGTCAGCCCGAGCCGCAGCTTGCCCTTTGTGACCATGCGGACCTCCTGGTTGGTCGGGCCAGCGACCATGACCACGAACATGATCGAGGGCGCCTCGCCGGCGGTGATCGAGATCTTCATGCCTTCTTGCCCAGGCTGCACATGGGGGAAGACCGCTCCAACATTGAGGAGCATGTGATCGGTGGGGGCAGTCTCGGGTGGGCGACTCATCCGTCGTCTCCTGTGGGTTGATTGATCAGGACGCAGAGCCCGGTCGTGATGACCGCGCCTGCAATGAGGGCGCAGATCGCGAAGGTGCTCACCAGAGCCCTCGCTTCCTCGTGCGGGCCGCACGCACACGCGCGGCCACGTAGAGCGTGCTGTCACGGGCGAGCTCCCAGGCGACCTGGCGAGTGCGCTCGTCGAGGCCTGCCCGCTGCCAGGCCTCCCGGGAGGCGAGCATTTCCTCGTGGTAGGCGTCGGGGACCGTCTGCCGGCGCCGCATCACCCGCTGAAACATGCGCTCCCGGGCCCCGGCAGCGAGAGCCCAGCCCTGCTCGACGGCATCGAGCGAAGCACCCGCAAAGCGACGATCAAGCATCGGTCTCATCCTCATCGTCGGTCTCAGGGATGACCATTGCATCTGCGACCGCCTTGGCCTTCGCCATCGCCCCGGGAATGGTGAGCAGGCTGCAGAGCAGGGTGACGTAATGCGGGATATCCTCCACGCCGCGCAGCCAGCGATCGACCGTGCGCTCTGCCGCCCCAGTGAGGCGCGCAAACTTGCGCATGCTGAGGTCGAGCCGATTGAGAACAGCGGAGAGTTGCCGGTGAGTCATCCGCGTGTGCTGGTAGCGGCGAGCCGTGGCATCGGGGTTCTCGATGAGCCTGGCCTCGGACACGGCGCGAGCCTCCTGCATCGCTCCCGGCATGGTGAGCAGCGTGCAGAGCACGGCGACGTAGTGCGGGATGTTCTCCGAGCCATCGAGCCAGCGGCGCACGGTGCGCTCGCCTGCTCCGGAGATCCGGCAGAACTGGTCAACCGACTTGATCCCGACGTCGTTGAACGCGTCGGAGAGTTGCCGAGCGGTAATCCGCTCGTATTGGTAGCGTCGAGCCATAATTCGCATGGTCGAATCCTTTGGTGAGGATGGCACTGATGCCGAGGGTTGCGGGTTGGTTAGTGGGCGCGCGTGATCTCCTCGATCCGGCGCCGGATGAGGCGCAGAGCCTGCGGGCTGGACTTCTCGATGTGCTCGTAATCCCAGCCGTCCGCGATGCGAGCGAGGAGCGGCTCCGGGAGCCAGCCGAATCCATCGGCCATGCAATACAATTCCCAGATCTGCTCTTCGGTGAGAGCCTCGCCCATCGCCCCGTTGGAGGCGAGGAACTCCGCGACAAACGCATGGTCGGGGAGCGTCTTGAGGTCGAGGAGCTGCGTGTTCGTCTTCATGATGTGATCCTTTGAGGTTGCCACGATCGGCTGTTGCTTGCTGCTATACGGGATTCTTCACTTCAACACATCTGCGATGTGTCGCAGTGCTGTGATGGTCTCGGGCTCTGCCGGCATGCGCCAGGCCCGGGTGGAGGGCAGGTTGTTGGCGCTCCAGTCGTCGCCATCCCCACCATGCCCCTCGAGATACCAGAGCGTCTGGCCCGAGAGCATCCACTCATGCCCGCCGCCATAGATCCGCAGGTCGGGGCGGTGAGCGTAGAGGATCTCGCCCTGCGGATAGCGTGTGCCCTTGGACGGATACTCGCCCTCGCTGCGGATTCGCTCGACGAGTTCCTGCTCCGCCTTGCGTGCTGCCGCGCGCAGGGTAGCGCGTGCCTTCTCTGCCATCTCCCGCTGCTCGAGCGCAGAGACCTCGTCGTCCGTGGCGGGGCGGTGATAGGCATAGCAGACCATCTCGCCCTCGTGTCCGAGCAGATGGCTGCCCCACAGCGACGGGGCATCGTCGGAGCACCGGAACGCCTTGCCATAGCCCTCGATCACCACCGGGGCGCCACCCTGAGGAAACCGCACCGGGTGGCCCGTGCCGAGTTCCGTCGTCCAGCGGAGCGGGATGAGATACCGGCGCCGGTCACGCTCGATCCTGCGCTGCCGCTGCTCCTCCTCCCGCTCGCGCTTCTCCTGCTCGTGCGCCTCCACCACAGCAGCGACGAGCCTCTCGAGGTCAGGCATTGCAGCATGCAGAGCCTCGACCTGGGTTGCCGGGATCTCCCAGCGGCGATCGTCCTTTGACCAGTGGGCGCCGAGGCTCTTCAGGATGGCAACAGCCTCCTCCTGATACTCGCAGCGCACCATCATCAAGCCATCGAACCGCGGGCGCATGACCGCTACATGCGGGGTGGACATCTTCTCGCCTCTCTCGTGGAGCGCATCGAAGAGAGCATTCGCGTGGGCAATAGCCTGCTTGAGTGCTTCTCTCTCCCGCTCTGCCTCCTCCTTCTCCGTCTCCCGGAGTTGCTCGAGCCAGGCGTCGACACGCTTCCGGTAGCGCTTCGACACCAGCCAGGCCCGCCGGGAGCCATCGAACTTGGCTCCCGGCAGTTGCTTCACCTGTGCCACGAGGGTTGCGACGTAGGGAAACGAGATAGCGAGCGTTTTCTCATCCACCTCGATGACCTTGATCTGAACTCTCACGGTCGATTCCTTTCGGGTTTGCACAATCGCAGGCAGGTTAGACGGGCAGGCGGAGCGCGCGGCGGGCGAGGTCGATCACCTGCTGCAGATGATCCCGGCTGCTATCCACCGAGTCCGGATAGATCAGGGCGCGGCAGGCCTGCACAGCCAGGTCGGTGTCGACGTCGCCGAGGGTCAGGTCTAGAGCAGCGATCTGCTCAGCGGAGCCGCCATGGCGGAGGAGG